TTATGTAGAAAGTGCAGCTGAAGGATTATATTGGGCGGCATGCGTACATTACCTACGTTCAGTTACAAAAATGGCATACGGTGATACAAGCAATCAAGGAGCACCGCCTCCAATTGTTTTACTAAATGGTTACGGGGACTATGTTTTTAAAAATGTTCCTTCTATAATACAATCTATGTCAGTTGATTTACCACCAGATGTTGATTACTTATATCTTCCTGAGATAAACACTTATGCTCCTACAAGAAGTACAATAACAGTTGTAGCACAACCTACATATTCAAGAAGTGAAGTACACAAGTTTAGTTTAGATACTTTTGTCAAAGGCGGATATGCTAACGGCAAAGGAGGATTTATTTAATGTATTCAGCAAGTAGTCCTTATTTCAAAACACCATTTGTTTCAGGTCAATATTTAGATATATTAAAAATTAGACCAATTCCAGCAGAACCAGACGATGTGCTTTATAATATACAAGTACAATATACACATCGTCCTGATTTACTTGCATTTGATATGTATGGAGACAAAGATTTATGGTGGGTATATGCACAACGTAACCTTGAAACATTAAAAGATCCTATTTTTGATTTTGAAGCAGGCACAGAAATATTTGTACCTAAAGGCCCAGCACTAAAACGTTTGTTAGGACTATAAATGTCATCACATATTCAAAATATCGATGCTAGATTAAGAGCCAAGGGAGAAGAACTAGTAGCTAAAGCAGAAAAAGCTGCAGAATCAGTATCTAGTCAATTCCAAACTTCGGGCAAAATTTCAGTAGGTGGCATTGCAAGTGCGGTTGAAGGATCATTATCTGATATTACAGGGGCAACATTAGATATGCCTAATTCTATAAACGGAATAACAGGCCCTGCTTTAGGTTCTTTAGATCTTGCACAGGGCGGAATTAGTCAAGTATTAAATAGTAAGTTACCAGGACTTGCTAGTGGCGGAAAATTAATAGGCGGGTCACTTGGAGGACTTTCTCAAGCCTTTGGAGGCTTAATGGGAGGAATTGGTAAGCAACCAAACATACTTAATCCTTTTTCTAGTTACAATTATATTTTTACTTTAGGTTGTTTAACCGACTTTGAATTAAACTTTCCTGATCAAACGTATAGATATAACGATCCTTTAATTACAGTTATAAAATCAGGCGGCGGCGGCCCGTTAAGAGGTAGTAAAACTATATATGAAATTAATGGAAAAACAGAATATTTTATAGATGATGTTGAAATAGAAACTATTATAGCACCAAATAGCAAAACTAGAGGATCAAATGCTGTTTCTATTAGTTTCAAAGTACAAGAACCTTATAGTATGGGGCTATTTTTACAAGCATTGCAGATTGCAGCATTAAGTGCGGGCCATAAAAATTATATTGATGCACCTTTTTGTTTAAGTGTTGAATTTAAAGGACATGCAGGAAACCGACCAATTAGTATACCTAATTCTAGACGCATATTTCCTTTAAAATTAACTAATGTTGAGTTTGAAGTTACAGAAGGTGGAAGCCAATATGCTGTAGAAGCTATTCCGTTCCATGAGGTAGCACTTACTGATCAAACACAATCTACAAGAAACGATGCATCGTTTGAAGGTAGAACAGTAGCGGAAATGTTGCAATGGGGGTTTGATAGTTTAACAACTAATATAAATGAAAAAGAACTTGAAGGTGTTGAACAAGAAAATAAATCAAAAGCAAACCAATATATTATTATGTTTCCTACTAAAAAATCTAGTGCAGAAGAAAGTGCGGCATTTGCAAAAGGTGGTAGTGAGCAAGAAGATAATTCAGCTACAACGCAAGGCAATGATAGCGAATCAGGATCACAAAAGCGCGAGCTTACACAAGAACAACAACAGAGACTATACGAATCAGCTATAGCTGTTCAAGAAAAAAGTATGTCGATGGAAAAATTTAAAGCTTCTTTAGATAAAGAATTGGGCATTACAGTAAGAAGATCTGATCTTGGAGAAACTATTAGAGATTATGCTGACAAAGAAGAAAATATAAACGATATCGGAAAATCAAAAATTGTAAAATCAAAAGACGATGTTGGTTGCAAGGGTTTTGTAAAAAGTGGCGCAGCACAAAGCGAAGAAGAAAAAGGAAAAATAGATCGTTGTAAAGTACAGGTTAATCCTGAGCAAAGAATGATGACAGTTAGTAATGGAAAAAAGATAGAACAAATTATAGAGGATGTAATAATATTAAGCGAGTTTGGAAGAAGTATAGTTGATCAAAAGCCAGACGGAAACGGAATGTTAAATTGGTATAGGCTTGAAACAAATACTTATGTTGTTACAGATCATGATAATGTAGATAAAACTGGAACGCCACCAAAGATTTTTGTTTACAAAGTTGTGCCTTACAAAGTTCATCATAGTAATTTTAGAAACCCAACTGAACCGTCAAAGGGTATATCTAATTTAATGATTCAAGCTGTTAAACAATATGATTACATATACACCGGAAAGAATGACGATGTTATTAATTTTGATATAAACTTTAATATGGCCTTTTTTACTAATATTGCTGGAGACTATGGGCAAAAAACAGCTGATGCTAAAACATCTGCAAGTAGTGGTGGAAATAGTACTAATAAGACAGCAGCAACAGGAAGCACAGAAGCAGACGGAACATCTATAAATGCCAGTCCTGTAAAAGCTGATGTAAATAAAGGGAATACAACAGACACTGGTGGAGTTATGGTACATCCAGAATCAATAGTTGCACGTAATTTTAATGAATCATTAATTAATTCACCAGTTGACATGATTATGGTTGACTTAGAAATTTGGGGAGATCCTTATTACATTGCAGATAGCGGTATGGGCAATTATAGTGCTGCTGAAGGACCTGGCATGAATTTAAATTCAGACGGAACAATGGACTATCAAAGCGGAGAAGTTGACGTTGAAATAAATTTTAGAACTCCAATGGATTATGTAGGAAATTATATGACTTTTCCAGGCGGCGGATCTGCTCCTGTAGGTTCTTTTAGTGGATTGTATAAAGTATTGTTTGTAGCTAATAAATTTTCCGGAGGACAATTTACTCAAACATTGCAAACTATTCGAAGACCTAAACAAATTACAGATACTAATCAAACAGCTACTGAGAGCTCCGGAGCCGTTACATCAAATGATGCTAAAAAACAACTTACAGAAACTGAAACTAATCCACTAACTGGAAATCCAGAAGGTGCAGGTGCAGGTGGTGGTCCACCACCAGGACATCCTGAGCATAATAAAGGCGGTACTCCGCCACCAGAAAAACAACCAAGCAAAAAATTACCAGGAACAGCAAGACAACTTTCAAGTGGTAGAATAGTAGGAGGATTTTAAATGGCCAAAGAAACTAGATCCCCACATATACCGGCAGACGCTAAACAAAAAACTGTAGAAGGCCCAGGTCCGTATGTAGCTGTTGTTAGAGAACACCTTGATGTAGACTACATGGGGTCGTTAAAGGTAGAACTATTAAAAACTACAAGTGAAGGTAATTCAGAATCTTCTGGTGAATTTGTACCTGTAAGTTATCTAAGTCCATTCTATGGTGTAACTCCGTATGCTGGATCAAGTGAAAATGAAGGTTATGATTACACACAGAAAAGTTACGGTTTTTGGGCTGTACCTCCTGATATAGGAACTAAAGTTTTAGTAATTTTTGCAGAAGGTAACAGAGGTAAGGGATATTGGATAGGATGTATACAAGATCAAAATATGAACTTTATGGTTCCTGGTAATGCAAGTACTAAGTTTAACAAAGAAGACCCTACAAAAGCAAGACCAGTTGCCGAGTATAATAAAAAAACCGAAGATGCCAACGGCACAAATGCAACACAATATCTAAAACCATGCAATCCCGACGCTTGTCTTATTTTAGATAGTTCTGGGTTAGCAGATGATCCTATACGGGGTACAACAACTTCTAGTGCTAGACGAGATTTGCCTAGTATGGTATTTGGTTGGAGTTCACCAGGGCCGGTTGATAGACGAGATGGTAAACCTACAGTTAAATCTGGAGGTAAAATAGATTCAATAGACATTAAAGCAAGTAGACTTACAGGAACAACTTTAGTAATGGACGATGGCGATCCTACACTATTTAGAAAAGGCCCAGTTAGAGGACCAAATGCTGTACCTAGTGAATATGTAAGTTTAAAAGACGGTGGTAATCCTGGTATACCTTTTAATGAACTATTTAGAATACGCACAAGAACAGGTCATCAAATACTACTACACAATGCAGAGGATTTAATTTACATAGCTCATGGCAGTGGTGATAGTTGGATTGAAATGACAGCTAACGGAAAAATTGACATTTATGCAAAAGATAGTATCAGTTTACACACTGAAAATGATTTTAATTTTAAAGCAGATAGAAATATTAACATAGAAGCAGGACAAAACATTAATATAAAAGCTGGTAATCAAATGGCAATGGAAACAGCGGCTAATTGGACAGTCAAAGTAGGAGCAGATGGTATGCTTACTTGTGCTGGTTCAAGTAATATTAAGTCAGCTGCACATAAAGAAACAGCAGATAGAATTGACATGAATGGACCAGCCGCAGCAGAAGCTGGTGCAGCACCGATTCCAGGTAGAGTACCTAAGCGAGGATCTTGGTCAGGTCAAGAAAATAAAAATCCTTTAGAACATACTCCTGAAAAAACAGACAACGATCCTAAAAAGGTGGAAGAAGGTAAAGCAAACGCTACTAGCGATGATAAAAATAAAGAGAAAAATCCCGAAGATACATTCAAACAATGTCAAGTTCCACCGGCAAGCGGAAATCCAAACGAAGATAGAGCAAACGAAGAAGCTGCTGAACAGGAAAAGGTTAAAGAGGCTACTCTAGTTAATCAAAACGGCGTACCACAGACTGAAACAACAACTACTGTATCAGATGACGGCACAACAACATCTACAACATCGACGTCTACAACAGAAACAATTACCTCTGGTGGCAAAGCTGTATTAGTAGGCAACAATGGAAATATAATTCCTGAAGCGTCTGCACCTAAAATTACAGGATATTCAAAGAATGATCAAGGAAAAGTAACAGCTAGATTTGAAGAAGTAAAGGGTGTAGATGCTGACGGCTTTAGTTATACCGAAAAGAAGCGTATTGCTGTAGATCCAGTAACTGGTAAAGATGTTATAAAAGGCGGACCAGAATATAAACCTGATAGAACCAACACAACACCTGCGCCTATAACCGCAGACCAACAAGCCCAACTAGATGCAGAAACAGCAGCATTTGAGGCAGAGTATGATGCTGCTAACGGCACACAAACCTAGGAAAATAAGATATGAGTACGCAAGAAAAAAGACTTTACCAAGATATAAATGTTAAATCCAACAAGAAGCCTGACTATGGTATAGGATCAAAAACTTATAAAGGATTTAGTACAGTTGACCCAGACAACATTGGATTTAATTTATATGATTTTGCATTAATAAAACAAGATATAATTAATCATTTTCATATAAGACAAGGTGAGTTGTTAGCGAATCCGACATTTGGAACAATTATTTGGGACATATTACATGAACCAATGACCGAACAACTTAAACAAATTATTGTTGATAATGTAACAGAAATTATTAATTATGATCCAAGGATAAGTGTTAACTCAGTAACAGTAGATGAATATGAAAGTGGCCTACAAATTGAAGCAGAAGTGCTATTTTTAACTTATAATATTGTCGAAAGTATGCGTTTAACATTTGATCAAAATAACGGATTTCTAAATACCTAATAATATACGTAGTTAATCAATAGTGATAAATACTGTATAATAAAGGAAAGCCAAATATGTCCTCGACTGATAGACAAAATAGATTACTAGTAGCAGAAGATTGGAAGCGTATCTACCAAAGTTATAGAAACGCAGATTTTAAATCTTACGACTTTGACAACTTGCGTAGAACAATGATAAATTATCTACGTGAAAATTATCCAGAAGATTTTAACGATTATATTGAAAGTTCTGAGTACCTTGCATTAATTGACATGATTGCTTTCCTTGGTCAAAATATTGCATTCCGTACAGATTTAAATGCACGTGAAAATTTCTTAGAACTTGCAGAACGTAGAGAAAGTGTTCTCCGTCTTGCACGTACATTATCTTATAATCCAAAGCGTAATCAGTCAGCTAACGGATTATTAAAAGTTGAATCAGTTAGCACATCAGAAGCTGTAAGAGATAGTAATGGAATTAATCTAGAAAATCAAACAATTATATGGAACGATCCAAGTAATGCAAATTGGCAAGAACAGTTTACAAAAGTTTTAAATGCAACATTACCTGTAAATAATCCTATTGGAAGGCCTGTAAAAAAAGATACAGTTAACAGTGTTCCTACAGAACAATATAGATTTAGTAGCACAAATACTGGTGTTCCGGTTTTTGGATTTAACAAAAATATTAGTGGTAGTACTAGTAGATTTGAAATCGTAAGTACAGATGTTAATAATGGAGTAATTGAAGAAGAAGCTCCTTATCCAGGCAACAACTTTGCATTTTTATATAGAAATGACGGTAAAGGACCAAGCAGTACAAACAGCGGTTATTTTTGTCATTTTAGACAAGGCACATTAGATAATGGTTCTTTTATTGTTGATTCGCCTAGTACTAATCAAGTAGTAAGTATAGATGCAACTAACGTAAACAACAGTGATGTCTGGCTATATTCAGTAGACGAGTATGGATTAGAACAAGAGTTATGGACAAAAGTACAAGCTGTTGAAGGTAACAACGTAGTTTATAATAGTTTAAGTAAAAGTATTAGAAATATCTTTAGTGTATTAACTAGAGCAAATGACAGAATTAGTTTAATATTTTCAGATGGCACGTTTGGAAATTTACCTCAAGGTAATTTTAAGATATATTATAGAACAGGAAAAAATGAAAGACTTATAATAGATCCTAAAGATATGCGTGGTATAAGTGTACAAATTCCTTATTTGAGCAAAACTGGAAAGTCTGAAAATCTTACGTTAGTATTCCAACTAAAGTATACAGTAGATAATGCAAGTATTAGTGAAACAAGTGCAAGTATAAAGCGTAATGCACCATCTAGTTATTATACACAGAATAGAATGGTAACAGCTGAAGATTATCAAATTGCTCCATTAACTTCAAGCCAAGAAATTATTAAAGTAAAAAGTGTTAATAGAACAGCAAGCGGAATAAGCAGGTACTTAGACCTAGTAGATGCAACGGGTAGATACAGTAAAACAAATTTATTTTCAATAGACGGAATTCTAACAAGAGAGTTTATTGATACAAAAGTAGGATTTGACTTTGTTACAAAAACCGACATTGAAGGAGCCCTAGCAAATGTTGTACAACCTGTTTTAACAAACAGAAAAATAAAAAATTATTATCTTACTAATTTTCCGAAAATATTAGTAGGTGACTTAGGACTTGTATGGAATAGCAGTACTGTAGATTCAAATCAAAACACTGGTTATTTTACAAACACTTCTGGAACTAGACAACAACTAGGTAGGTTTACAGCAAGTACACTAAAACTTATAAGAACAGGAACCTTATTAAAATTTATCCCACCTAGTGGTAAACATTTTATGTCTACTGAAGGCAACAAGATCATGGACGGAGTTGCTGATCATCCAGGTTCAGTAGAATACCTTTGGGCAAACATTGTAAGTGTATCAGAAAACGGAACAATTGTTGCTGATGACGGGACAGGGCCTGTATTAATAAATGATATTATTCCGCAAGGAGCAAAACTTACACAAATTATTCCTAGAATTGCAAATAGTATACAATCATCTGTGCAAACACAACTTGTAGATCAAATTTTTGCATATAAAACGTTTGGACTAAGATTTGATGTAAATTTAGGAGAATGGAGACTAATATCTTCTACTAATTTAGATAGTGCAAGTTCGTTTAGTATTGGTAAAACTGGTGACAACACTAACCAACAACTAGATGCAAGCTGGCTGTTATTATTTGAAACAAATGGTGAAACATATACAATAACATATAGAGGTTCGAGATACTTGTTTGAAAGTGACGAAGAGGTAAGGTTTTATTTTGATAACAGTGACAAAGTTTACAATAATAGGACTGGAAAAATAATTAAAGATAAAATTAGTGTGTTAAGTATTAATCAAAAAGATCCTACTTCAAATCCAGTACCTTATACTGTTGATTATGATTGGGAGATTGTAGAGGATTATAGAGATACTGAAGGATATGTTAATAGTAAAAAAGTGCAAGTAAGTTTCTTTGACGAAGATGATGACGGAGTGGTTGACGATCCAGATTTATTTGATGTAATTGTTAATGAAACAAATAACCCCTTACGAAAGTATATATTTTCAGAAAAAATAACAAGTATTGACGGAGTTGAAGAATGGTTTTATAAACCTAATAGTGTTTTAGATATTATTACACTACAAAATAAAGCAAGTTTAGGATCAACTACGTTATATACTGATGGACAAATATTTTATTATGTAGATGAAAATATTTTTGAAATACTTGATAAAACTACAAGTAATTTAAATATTTCACAAAAGTATAGAGCACAAATTGGACGTGATAATATTAAATTCCATTATGTGCATGCTGCTGATGAAAGTACACGTATAGACCCTAGTGTAAGTAATATTGTAGATACATATTTGTTAACTAGATCATATGATAATAGTTTTAGACAATATTTAGATAACATTGTAACTACTAAACCTTTAGCACCTAGTAGCGATAGTTTGTTTTTAAATTATGGAGCAACACTTAACAACATTAAATCGCTAAGTGATGAAATTATATATCATCCGGTAAAATATAAAATTTTATTTGGAACAAAAGCCAATGCTGAATTCCAAGCAGATTTTAAAATTGTAAAAAATCCAGATATTGTAGTAAACGATAATGAAGTTAAATCAAGAGTTATAAGTGCAATTAATGAATTTTTTGCATTAGATAACTGGGACTTTGGAGAAACATTTTATTTTACAGAATTAACAGCATATGTGATGCAACAATTAGCACCCACTATTGTTACTTTTGTAATTGTACCAAAACAAAAAGATCAAACGTTTGGTAGTTTATTTGAAATAAAATCTGAATCAGACGAAATATTTATTAGCGGAGCAACAGTAACTGACGTAGCAATTATAGATAATATCACAGCTACACGTCTTAAAGCAGACGGCGCAATTACAACAACTTCAACAGCTACAGGTAACATTGGAATAACAAGTTCTAATATAAATTCATCATCTAGTTCATCCAGTTCTAGTTCATCCAGTTCATCTAGTTCTAGTTCATCTAGTTCTAGTTCAAGCTCAAGTGGAGGCTCAGGCTACTAATGGCATATAATAAAGATCAATCAGACCAGCCGTTGCCAGGCGGCAATGAAAATCGTAAAAGAGAAAGTGCTAGCCATTTACCAAGATACTATAGGACACCTGCTAATAAAAAGTTTTTAGCAAGCACAATGGACCAGCTTATACAGCCTGGCGTAGTTGAAAAGTTAAATGGATATGTTGGTAGAAAAACTGCCAAAGCATATAAAGCAAATGATAATTATGTATCTGAAGTAAGTAGTGATAGACAAAATTATCAATTAGAGCCAGCTAGTGTTATAAAAGATAATTTAGGTAACGTTACATTTTATAAAGACTATAATGATTATGTTAACCAGCTTGATAGTTTTAATAAAGGTACAAAGGATCACAGTGTACTAAATCAGCAAGAATTTTATGCTTGGGATCCTCATGTAGATTGGGATAAACTTACTAATTTTAGAGAATACTACTGGTTGCCAAACGGTCCTCAAAGTTTTGGGCTTCCCGGGAATACAATTGATGTTGAAAGCACCTACACAATAAGAATTGGTGATAACGTTGATAATAATACATATATTTTTAGTCCAGACGGCTTAACAAATAATCCTACAATAACGTTATATAGAGGGATAACATATAAGTTTGATATTGATACACCAAATTTACCATTTACAATAAAAACTAAAAAAACATTAGACGAAGGATTTGATTTAGATAGTTCCAGTATACTTGTTTTAGAAGGCGTAAGTGTCCAAGGTTTAGAAAAGGGTGTAAGCACATTACAACTAGGAACTGATACACCTGATATACTTTATTACATGGCTGCAAACGATTTGCAAGCAAGCGGAACTATAGTTGTAAAAGATATTAGTGAAGCAACATTTATTGATGTCGAAAAAGAAATACTAGGAAAACAAACATATAAAGCAAGTAATGGTGTAGATTTATCTAACGGTATGAAAATATTTTTTACTGGTGAAGTAGAACCGGTTTCTTATGCTGAAGGTGCATTTTACGTAGAAGGTGTTGGTGATAGAATAAAACTCGTACCAGAAACCAATCTTAATGTTCCAACTGATTTTACAGATGACATCGATGTTGCTTTTGATGCTAACGGATTTGATAGATTGCCGTTTGGTAAAGCAATTGGTTATCCAACTAAAAAAGACTATTTGGTAATTAACCGTTCGTCAAAGGATGGAAATCTTTGGGCAAGATATAATAGATGGTTTCATAAAAGTGTAATTGAAACAAGTGCAATTCAGAATAACGAACTGTCAGAATTAGATCAATTGCAACGTGCAAAAAGACCTATTATTGAATTTGAAGCAGATATTAAATTACATAACTTTGGTACAAAAATTAAAAAAGATGTTGACTTAATAGATAATTTTACTACGGATGTTTTTAGTACTATCGAAGGCGGCATAGGTTATAACATTGACGGGATTGATATTGTTAAAGGTATGCGTATTTTGTTTACAGCAGATACTGATATACTTGTAAAAGGTAGAATTTTTGAAGTAGATATAATCAAATTTGCAGGAGGACAAAGTACCAACAATCAAATTACACTTAAAGAAGTATCAGATAGTATTCCTCAAGAAAATGAAACAGTACTTGCACTAAATGGTAATGTGTTTAAAGGTAAGATGCTACATTATCAAAATAGCGTTTGGATAGAAACACAGCAAAAGACAGATACAAATCAACCTCCTTTGTTTGACATTTTTGACAGTAACGGAAATAGTTACGGTGATTCTGTTACCTATGAAGCAACAACATTTGTAGGTAATAAATTGTTTAGTTATAAACAAGGTACAGGAACAGCAGATACAGAACTAGGATTTCCTTTAAGTTATCGTAGTATATCTAATGTAGGCGATATTGTTTTTAATTATGATATATTACAAGATAGTATGACTTATACTACAGATAATAATATCTTAACTGTAAACACTGACATTGGCTATCTAAGAAAATACTCAGAGTTAAACACATTTGAAACTATAAGTGGTTGGAAAAAAGTTACAACATTATCTGACCAACCTGTTATTAGACAGTATGTTTTTGATAACACAACAACTGGATTTGAGATTGATGTATATAATAACAGCGGACTATTAAATGATTTATGGGTAAGAGTTTATCTTAATAATACGTTACAATTTGAAAATATTAATTATACTATTACAACCAATATTCAAAATAATTCTGTAGTTGTTTTTAACAATGCACTAACACTTAATGATGATGTAATTATTAAAACTAAATCTAAAGCTGTAAAGAATGAAAACGGATTCTACGAAATACCAGCTTCGTTAGAAAGAAATCCAAAAAACGAAAATCTAAAAGAATTTACATTAGGTGAAGTTAATGATCATGTAAGCACTATTGTTGAAAATTTAGATAACTTTAGTGGACAATTTCCAGGTATTGGTAATCTTAGAGATATTAGCAACTTATCAAGTTTAGGTAGACGCTTCTTACAGCATAGTGCTCCTATGAATTTATCACTTTATCATATAACTGATAAAGATTGTAATATAGTTAAATCATTAGACTATTCAAGAACAGAATATAATAGATTCAAACGTGAATTTTTACAAGTAGCACTTGATTCAGAATTCCAAGGTACAACGAAAGATCATGTAGATAGCATACTACAAACTATTAATAATGTAAAAAGCAAAGAAATGCCGTTTTATTTCAGTGACATGGTTCCAATTGGTGCTGTCAAAAAAATGTCTTATACAATATTAGATGCAGACGAAACATTTTTTGCTCTAAGTCAAGTCTTTGATAACACTACCCTTTCAAAAAAAGCCGTTGGAGTTTATAAAAACAGCGTTCAGTTGATACACAACAAAGATTACACATTTAATACTGATGGATTTGCTGTTATCACAGCAACTAAGGCACAAGATGATGTAATAGATATTTACGAATACGAAACTACAAACGGAAGTTATGTACCACCAACTCCTACTAAACTAGGATTGTACCCTGCTTATGAACCAATGTTGTATAGTGATAATACATACTTAACAACAACGTCATTTATACAAGGACATGACGGTAGTAGGTTTGTCGCATTTGGTGATTATAGAGATGACTTGTTATTAGAATTAGAAAAAAGAATTTTTAATAATATTAAAATAAGTTATGATCCGGCACTTTTAGATATAAATGATTTAGTTCCAGGTGAATACAGAGAAACAGGAATATCATTTGCAGAAATTAACAAGTCTATGTTAAGTAATTTCTTATCTTGGAGTAAGTTTATTGATACAGATTATACTTTACATAATTTCTTTGAAAGATCTAATACATTTACTTTCAACTATAGTGCAACTAATTCGCCTAGCGAAAAAGTACTGCCAGGATTTTGGAGACAAATTTACAAAAGAGCATTTGATACTGATCGTCCTCACACACATCCTTGGGAAATGTTAGGATTTACTGTTAAACCAAGCTGGTGGGAAACACAATACGGTCCAGCACCGTACACTAAAGATAACTTATTAATGTGGACAGATCTACAAGATGGTATTGTTAGACAGCCGGGCGTTAAGTACAAGATATTAAAAAAGTATCAAAGACCAAACCTTTTAAAGCATATTCCGTCAGATGCAACAGGAAATTTATTACCTCCACTTAGTATTGGATGGATTACTAACTACCAACCCGATACTATTGATTTTAGTTTCGTATTTGGCGACGGCGCACCAGTAGAATCAGCCTGGCGTAATAGTTCTGATTATGCATTTAGTTTAATTAAAGCGTTTATTATTAATAAACCTAGTTTAATTTTTAGTACAGGATTTGATAGATTTAACCAAGTACGTAACAATGCCGGATCTATTGTATACAAACCTACTAACAAACGGATTGAATTAAAAGACATAGTTTTTCCAAGTACATCTACAGATGCTACACAAACCTTTACAAGCGGTTTAATAAATTATGTTGCATCTTACATGGCAGGTGACGTACTTAAAAATTATAAAACTTACAAATCTAATCTTACTAAAATAGATAACCAAATTGGTTTTAAATTAGCCGGGTTTACTGATATTGAAAAATTTAAACTTATATTAGATAGTAGAACACCTACAAACGAAGGCAACGTCTTTGTACCTGACGAAAATTATAAAATTATACTCAACACAAGTTCACCTATAAAAACAGTTGAATACAGTGGTGTAATTATTGAACGCAGAACAGATGGTTATGTTATAAAAGGATATAGCCCAAATAATACAATATTTAAATATCTTGCACCTGTAGCTAAACAAAATGATCCTAGTATTAACATAGGAGGTATAAGTGAAGAATTTGTTGTATGGGATTCGGGAAAGACATATGTTGCAGGTCAAAATGTTGAATACCAAGGAAGTTACTATAGAACAATAACACAACATCAAAGTACAAATCAATTTGACGACACACAGTTTTCAAAATTAGCTGCATTACCTTTAAAGGGTGGTAGAACAGCTTTTATTAGAAAACAGTTTTCAAGTACTGTAACCAAAGAACTGCTATACGGAACTATAATTAAAGACATCCAAGGAGTTGTAGACTTTTTATTAGGTTACGGAGAGTATTTAAAAAGCCAAGGATTTGTTTTTGATTATTTCCAAAGCGATAGTAAAGTAGTACTAGATTGGAGACATACTGTAAATGAGTTTTTATTCTGGTCCACACAAAATTGGGCAGCTGGTAGTGTACTAACGTTAAGCCCTGGCGCAGAACAAATAAAAATAACAACATCATATTCTATGGTAGATAATATCTTTGATGGATTTTATGGATACGGATTATTTAAAGCAGACGGTCAAAAACTTGTAGAAGACTTTGCAAATATTGGACGATCGCCTAACGAGTTTGCCCTTGCTCCAAAAAATACAGCCGACGGCATATACTTCATATCATTACCTTTGGTACAAAAGGAACATGTTGTATTAATTGATAATAGTACAGTGTTTGGCGATGTAATATTTGATCAGCAACCGGGTTATAGACAAGAAAGAATTAAAGTATTAGGATATAGAACAACAGATTGGGACGGAAGTTTAAATATTCCAGGTTTTGTTTTTGACGAACCTAATATTGTAGAATGGGAACAATGGACAGATTATGATATTGGCTCTGTTGTCAAAAACAAAGAATTTTATTATAGTGCATACACCAAAGTACCTGGTACAGAAACATTTGATGCAAAAAGTTGGAATGTCCTTTCTGAAAAACCAGAGGGCGGATTGTATGCAAACTTTGAATATAAAACAAATCAGTTTGCAGACTTTTACGATTTAGATAGTGACAACTTTGATGTTGAACAACAACGTATGGCACAGCATTTAATTGGTTATCAAAAGCGCCAATATTTGCAAAATATTATTAATGACGATGTTAGTCAGTATAAATTTTATCAAGGTATGATCCAAGATAAAGGTTCTAAAAATGCACTTACAAAATTATTTGATGCACTAGCTAGTGATGATAAAGATAGTTTAGAGTTCTATGAAGAATGGGCAATCAAAGATGGACAATACGGTGCATCAGAAGGGTTTGATGATGTTATCTTTAGATTAGACGAAGGAAAATTTAGATTAGTACCACAACCAATAGAATTAGTAAATTCAACAACTGGCAAAGAAACTGATCTAATATATAGAATTAAACCTTATGAAGTATATCAAAAATCTAAAAACTATGACCATAAGCCGTTCCCAGCAAAATATGTATTTGATAGTTACACAAAAAATTCAGGATATGTAAATCAACAAGATGTTAGAGGAATAGTTACTAACTACGAGAATATCCTTGATTTTAATTTTGGAGATATTACAAAAAATAATTATATTTGGGTTGGAAACCAAAATAGAGATTGGACAGTATATAAACACATTGATACTCCTTATGTAATAAACCGTGTTGGAAAAAGTGCCCCAGGCGAAACAAAATTCGATATAACAGTAGATGAAAATATTAAAGATATTTCGAAAGGTGATATAATAGGTATTAATGCAATACATAACGATAGTACCTCTCTTAATATTGATGGATTTTATAAGATTGATAGTGTAAATAAAAATATTATAACTGTTGAATCTAGTATTGCTAAAACAACAGACGATAGCGACCTAGTTGGCAATATAACAACGTTCTTAAAAGTTAGAGCAACTAATATTGTAGATGCAAATAACATTGCACAAACAAATTTAAATGGCAACGATCTTTTATGGGTTGATAAAATAACACAAAATAACGAATGGGCTGTATATAAAAATACAAATAGTTTTAATGAATTACAACGTATTGAAAATCCAGTTACAAATGCTTCTGGAAATATTCAATCTATAACTTTAGATTCTGCTAGTACAACTATTTTTAATCAAGGTTTTCATAATCTAGCGAAGTATGACAGAATAACTTTTAGTGGAATAGAAGGTACTGTTGAGCTTAATAACACTTCAAAGTATATCGGAGGAACAATTAATTCAAATTCCTTCCAATTATATGATGATGCAGATTTAACTGTACCTACAAATTCTTCGTCCTTTACAGCACACACCTTTAACACAGGAACATGGGTAAATAACGGTTCGTTATTTGGATCCTCAATGGCGGTTGATGACAGAAATACAACATTAATAGTAAGTACTCCTGAAAGCGAAGATGGAAAGGTTTATGTATATAACAGACCGACAAATGCGTTAACTTATACTCTAACACAAACAATTGAGCCGTTTAAGTTTGGTAACGATAGGCAGAAGTTTGGAGCAGGCCTTGCAATTAGTCCAGATGGAAAATATATAATTATTGGATCACCAGATGCTTCTAACGTAAAAACAAAATATTCAGGCGCATTCCAAAATGCTGTTGATTATCCTAAAAATAGTATTGTAGGAAAAGATCAAGGATTATGGAGAGCAAAGATTGACATTGAAGGTGAAGAAGCAAATATTGTTTTTAATAGTTTTAGTTCTGTTGCAGAGAATATTATTTCTGCAGGTTTACAAAACGACAATACAAACTTTATTTCAACCTTACTAGTTGGTGACTATGCAATTGATCCTAATAACAGTTTACTTGCATTTAACGGTCAACCAACAAGTCATATACTTGTTCGAGCTCCGTTTTCATTATATGAAGGTAGCGGAATAAACGATCAAGTTAGATTGCAATGGAATTCAATTACATATGCAAATCAAGATTTAGCATCACTTACAGCAAGAGCTCCGTTCAATGGAAGCCACTCTGCAATTACAGATGCATTTTTAAGCCAAGAACATACTATACAAAAGAAAATTGACGAAGTTCTATATGTAAATAGTTCAACTACAGCAGTTGTTATCGGAGATATTTTACAAACACCTAATGCTACAGGTACAGTTGAATATACTAAATTAGTTGGTGCTGAATTATTAATATATTTAAGAGATGTAAATGGAGCATTTAACGCTAGTGATAGTTTGTTTAGAAATGACGGCGACTTTATCGGCGAATATATAAAACAAGGACCAACTGATCCTGTTGATACTTCGACAGTTTGGGGAGGTTATTGGTGGATAGATACACCAGTGTATACTCCGACATCGTCAACAACAAATATAGATAAAGGTGCAGGATTAGTTTACTGGGATCTTATATCAGATAGTACACCTACTGGCAGATATTATTATTCAAGTTTAGATTATATAACCACAGACATTAGTAGTCAAAACACTTTTACAGGTTATTTAAGAACATTAACATATAGAGGACTTCCGGGAGCAGGAGGTAGCAATGCTACATTCTCTAGTAACTTGTATGTAATGCGAGCTCCAAAAGCTCTAAGCGATACAATATCTCCAGGTGATCCAGTTAGTGTTTATGTCAATCAACTTCCGCAATATACAACAGGTACATTTAAAGACATTACTACAATTGGATTAAGCACAACAACGACAAATCAAACTAGAAATGTGTATGACGTGTGGGACGGATATATAAATTTAGACTTTACAAAAACTGATGCTTCAGATAATCCATTTGAGCCAAGACCAGGCGATACTGTGAGAGATCTTACAACTGGCGCAACAGCCGAAGTTACGTTTTATCAGCGAAATAGTTTAAATGCTACAATATTTGTAAAAAATTTAACAGGTACATTTAGTGTTGGTGACGACTACGGTCAAAATGCTGAGATAGAACGTCTAGCTACACCAGGCGATCCTGATGTAAACCGTACTATTGATAATGTAATGGGTGAAATACAGTTTACATCATTAGGATATACTCCGGCAGGCATAGGAAAAATGCTAGTATTTGATTCAGGAAATCCAATTGCGCTAAGTGCAGAAGATAACATTAATGAAATTGAATACTGGATGTATTCAGAAGGTAATGTTTTAGGTATTCCTAGACAGGCTAATCCACCAACATCTATTAATAATGATTGGGAACAAGTTTATAAAATTCCTGCAGAATCAACTGGCACACCTAGCGGCCTTACAAACGAAGGATTATATTCAGTCTATTCAAGATCTGCGCCAGGGCGTTATGATGAAATTGGCACATACACAGTTCCTGAACAACAAGCAAACTTCAAACTAGGTTCAGATATTAAAATTACAAAAGATAGTAACGGATTGTATAGAACAATGGTGCATGCTGAAGGAACAAAAACAGCAGGTTTGCCAGGAAGAATTTATTTTATAAAAACAGGTACCGAAAATAATATAACATACACCTGGGAGTATGCAAAAAATAAAAAATACAAAGGTGTGTTCAGTGATAATATAAGTTATTTTACTGGAGATGTTGTTTATAGAGAAAATCCAGCTGTAAGCGGAACTGGGGTGTTATATGTTTCTAAAACTAACATCGCTCCTGGAGTATTTGATACAACTGATTGGACAAGTACAGATGATTTAATTGACTATGTTGGATTTATACCTAACTCTTCTGGTACTAGTGTTGTAAACGATAGCACAGATGGAAGTTCGGTATTAGACCAAGATCAACTTTCTACATTTGGAAGCCAGTTTGATATTAATAAAAACGGTGACGTTTTAATTGCTAATGCATTATATGATAGTACAGTTCCTAACCAGGTAGTTGTATATAGACAAAACAACGGATTCTGGGAAAGAGGACAAGAATTACAAGCACCAGATAAAACTAGCGGCTTTGGCCAAGCTATAGCAATATCAGACGACGGAATGTATATTGCAATTGCTGCACCATTTAATGATGATTATAATGCAGACCAAGGAAAAGTTTCTATATATCAACAAGTTAATGGTGTGTTTACATTCTTACAAGATTTACAAAGTCCTAACAATGAACGTGCTGAAAGATTTGGTTGGGAATTACAATATGACGGAAATAAGTTATTTGTAACTTCAAGAAACGGTGACTCTACTCAAACAACAACATTCGATTCAAATACAACTAGATTTGATAATGCATTTACTGAAATAGTTGAAGAAAGAATAGATGTTGGAGTTGTATTTGTTTATGAAAAGACACCAACCGGAATGTTATTTGCACAAACAATACAAATTCCAGATAATGATATTAATACATTTGGTAGAAATATACATGCAAAACAAAATCATTTTTATGTAGGGCTAACATCTAAAGTTGAGAGCAATGCACAAGGACAAGTAATTGATTTTAGAATAGATGAAAATGTAAATATGTGGGAAACATATAGATCATCAAATCAAACAGTAGATGTACAAAAAATTAAAAAAATATTTTTATACAATATAGTTGATAATGAACTACTTACATATTTAGATTATATAGATCCTATCCAAGGAAAGGTTGCAGGACCAGCAGAACAAGAATTAACATATAAAACATATTATGATCCTGCTGTTTACAGTGTTTCTAATAATGCTAGTGCAATAAAAGATGAAACAGCATCCTGGGGACCAGAACAGTTAGGTGAAGTTTGGTGGAACTTAACAAATGCAAAATTTTATAACCCGTATCAAGGATCAATAGAATATGCAGCTCAGTCTTGGAATAAAGTGTTCCAAGGAAATACAATTGATATTTACGAGTGGGTAGAGTCAGATATCTTACCAAGCGCCTGGGACGCACAGGCTGATACTGAACAAGGATTTGCAAACGGATTTAGCGGACAAAGTTTATACGGAGATACTTCTTATTCAACTAGACGAGTTTATAACGATGTATCTAAAACATTCCTAAATAAGTATTATTTCTGGGTAACAGATAAAACAATTGTTCCAGACCAAGAATTTAGAAAAATTGATACGAGAGATATTGCACAGTACATTACAGATCCTGCTGCAAAAGGTCATAAATTTGTTGCACTTATATCACCGTCAAAGTTTGTACTATATAATTGCGATTCATTAATAAAAGGTACTGATGTAGCATTAAATGTTCAGTTTTGGAAAATTAAAAATCAAGATCAAAATGTTCACAATCAATATCAAATTGTTAGCGAAGGATTAGAAACAAGTCAGCCTAATCCAGATGTTGTTATAAAGTGGTTTGATAGTTTAATTGGATATGATGCACAATCAAGAATAGTTCCAGATCCTACACTAAGCGAAAAAGAAAAATACGGTTCACTTAACAGACCAAGACAGTCATGGTTTAAAAATAAGAACGAAGCATTAAAACAGTTTATTGAACGTGTTAATCTTGTGCTTACAAAAAATTTAATCATTGACGATAAAGATATAAGCAAATTATCGTTAAGTGAGCCTAAATTAACTACTGTTAGTAATTTATATGATGTTGAAGTAGAAACAGTAGCTGATCTTAAAACTGTTGGAACAGATAAAATACAACGTGCAACAGTTACACCAGTAATTAAAGATGGCAAAATTACAGACGTAGTTATTACCAATCCAGGACAGGGATATAGATTTCCGCCTACTATAACAATAGCAGGGTCAGGATCAGGTGCAGAATTGTTGCCAATAATCGATGGAGCAGGTAAAATAACATCGGTTACAGTAATAAGTCAAGGTACTTATTACGATTCAAATACTATATTAACTGTACGCAACTTTGCTGTACTAGTTAAAGCAGACGAAACATTGTCTGGTAAATGGGCTTTGTATGAAAGAGAAAACAGCACTTGGAATAGAATAAGAAGCCAATCTTACAATGTAAGCATATTTTGGAATTATATTGATTGGTATGCAACAGGGTATAATGATACAACTGATATTGATTATTTAATTGACAATAGTTACGAACTTACAAGTTTAGATAATTTAGTTGGTTCAGTTGTAAAAATTTCAAACGTTGGAACCGGTGGCTGGTTGTTAATTGAAAAAATATCATCAATTGATACTGAAGACTATACACAAAACTATAAAACTATTGGTAGAGAAAACGGAACAATTAATTTTAAAAATACATTATATGATTCGTTAGCTGCAAGTACAGGTTTTGATACAATTAGTTTTGATACTAAAATATTTGATAGTGAACCAATTAAAGAACTTAGAATTATTTTAAATTCTATTAAAGATGATTTATTAATTGACGAATTATTAGTTGAATTTAATAAATTGTTCTTTGCAGGATTAAGATATGTGTTTTCTGAACAAACATACGTTGACTGGGCATTTAAAACTAGTTTTATAAAAGCAAAGCATAACGTAGGTACATTACGAAAAGATATTACATTCAACAACGACAATTTACCTAGCTATGAAGCATATGTTAAAGAAGTTAAACCATTCTCAACAAAAATTAGAGAATATTTAAGTGCTTACGAAGGTATAGATCCAACTAAAACAGTAACATCTGATTTTGATTTACCAGCTGCTTATAATTCATTAGAAGGAAAAATATTACCAAAGGATATTAAAGTTGTTAGTGATGTATTAGTAGGAAATACTACAGAGCTCGAATCTTATCCTAATAAAAATTGGCTAGATAATAGTAGTTACAGCATTGTCAGTGTAACTCCTGTAGACGGTGGCCAAGGTTATACATCACCTCCAGTATTAACATTAACCGGCGGCGGTGGAACTGGAACTATCCTTAAAACGTATTTAGGTACTAAGGGAGATGTAACTAAGGTTGACGTAGTTGTTTCTGGCACAGGCTATTATAGTTCTCCTACAGTTTCAGTTAACGGTAATCTTGTTGAAGGCGGCAGAGATGCAACCTTTAGTGTAGAACTAGGAAACAATCCAGTAAGAGGAATTAAAACTTCAGTTAGATTTGATAGAACAAGTGGAACATATGTATATACGCAAATTGATCAAACACAAACATTTACAGCATCAGGATCTCAGTTTGAATTTAATTTAAATTGGCCGATAGATTTAAAAATTACTGATGTAAGTGTTTTTAAAAATAATATTGAACAGTTAAGTAATGAATATTCGTATATTAATAAATTGGATAAACAAGCAAGTTACGAAAGGTACTACGGTCAAATATCGTTTACTAGCAAACCAGATGCTAATGATGTAATTATTGTAAACTATAAAATTTCTCCGGACTTATTCCAAGCTGCAGATAGAATAAACACATTATACAATCCACAAGAAGGACAATTAGGTAAAGACTTAGGTCAACTAATGACTGGAATTGATTATGGCGGCGTAGAAGTTAAGAGCTTTGGAATGTCACAAGGACAAGGGTGGGATTCAGATGCATGGTTTGGATCAACTTGGGATAGTTATGATAATACATACGATGATGAAATTTTTGAATTAGGCGATAGTACTACACTGTTTAACTTTAGTAAGCCTTTAGTAACTGGCGTAGAATATCATGTTTATAAAAACGGCATTAGAATTGATGATCCTAATTTTGGAACAGCACAACAGACAAATCCAAATGCACTAGTACAAAGTATTACAGGTGCAGGACAAACAGCATGGTCTAGGACAGATGACGATTATGATGTAACAAACTATGTTGCATTTGATGAAGAATCAGTTGCATTTGGAAATACTGATGTTGTAATATTTAGAAAATCAACAAGCGACGGAACATTCCTACCAAATGAGCAGACATATGATAGTATTATACAAGGCGGTAATTTAAACTACTCAACAGCAACTGGTTTAGAAAGTGCTGATATTACAATTGATGGTGATGGATTTGTAACACCTACAACAAGTGCAGGACCTGAAGAGCAGATTCCTGGACAATTACTAGATACAGTAGATATTAAAGTGTATGAAAGACCAAAAGGTGGCGGCAGTCAAATAACGTCTACAAACTATAATGGAAACGGTAGTAAAGTTACATTTAAAATTGGAGCCGAGCCATTAACAACAGAATCGGTGTTTGTTAAAGTTGCAGGAAATATACAAAAACTTGGAGCCGATAACGACTATACTATTAATTTTAATGATAACACTATAACATTATCTACAGCACCTGTAATAAATGCTAAAGTTAATATACTTACACTTGGAGTTAGCGGAAATAAAATAATTGATATAGATACAATAGTTGCTGACGGAAGTACAACTTCATTTTTAACAACTGTAAGATACAAAGCTAATTTACAAAACATTATTACAAAAGATGGTCTCCCAATAGAAAACGTTGTAAGTAAAAGTAAAAAAGCAGATGGCGCAGCTGGCAACGCATTAATTAAGTTTGCAGTTCCGCCAACAGCAGGAACTGAAATTAAATATGTGTTCTTTGAAGATGATTTACTAGTTAAAAACTATAGTGAAGTAAATGTAGAAACTATAACAGCAGATGGAAGTAGTTTAGCGTATGACATTACCACAGTTCCTAGTGTACAACAACCTTTACACTTTAAAACAATTGTAAAGCAAGGAAATAAAATATATGATTCGGGTTATAGTTTAAGACATATTACTACATCAACTAAATTAGAATATCAGATTGAAGAATGGCAATTTCCGCCAGGCACTATCGATAGCAGATATGTAGAAGTTTATCTAAACGGTGTTATATTAGAAACAGTACAATATAATTTAATAGTAGGTGCTAGTACTGTTATTAGATTAAAGGGCGAAGTTCAACAAAAAGACGGCGACATTTTAGATATTTTTGTAATGACTAACGGAGAATATAGATTTGGATATGTCGATCCTAGTTCAAGACTGTTTGTAAAAACGCCTAATCAAATATATTTTGATACAGCTATTGCTGAAGGAGAAGAAATTGAAATATTTACATTTAGCAATCATGATTGGCAAGATATTCAAACAATAAATTATGATGTAGTTGATCGAATTAATCTAACACCTGGTTCTGTTGAATATCAAAAGTATATACATCTACATAACGGACTTATAAAATTAAACAATCCGGCTATTGATGCACAATATTTATGGGTATCGATTAATGGTCAATTACTTACTCCGAGTGTAGACTATTATGTAACTGATAATAAGCAATATGTTAAAATAGAAACAAAAATATCACTTAACGATACTGTACAAGTAATACATTTCTCTGCTAGTAAAACACAAAATAAATTTGGTTGGTCACAGTTTAAAGATATGTTAAATAGAACACAATATATAAGATTAAATAACGAGCAAGAAGTTACATTAGCAAAAGACTTATATCAATACGATCAAAGTATTACTGTAATTAACGGTGATGCATTACCGTCACCTATTGCAGGGTCAATAAAGCCTGCAGTTATAATGATTGACGGAGAACGCATTGAGTATTTTGTTAGAAACGGGAATGTAATAAGTCAGTATCGAAGAGGAACATTAGGAACAGGTGTTAAACATATGTACCCAGAAAATACAGTCGTATTAAATGTTTCAGGTAAAAACTCAATGCCTTATAAAGATGAAACACTAACAACAGTATTCACAGCAGACGGAACAACAGCAACTTATAATCTTGACTTTACACCTACTAGTGTAAATGAATTTGAAGTATTTGTTGCAGGTAGACGTTTACGTAAAAACGCAATAGATTCTTACAAATTTGATGATGTAAATGGTCCACTAGCACAAGATAGTCCGGAAGGAGATCAAACATTAACAGCAGAATTTACTTTAAATGGTAATCAATTAGCACTTACAACTACCCCAGTACAAAATACTAAGGTAATTATTGTAAGAAAACAGGGGCAGAGGTGGTCTGAACCAGGAATTTCACTAGTAGATAGCGATTCTAACATTAGTAGATTCTTACGTGCAGCAACAGTTGACTTGCCGCGATAAATACAACAGCAGGATGGTATAAACTATGACAGATAAATTAAACGAACAAAACGGTGTGCTACTTCAAGGGCACATTAAAATAAGTAATCCAGAAACTGGTGAAGTAATTGTAGACAAACGCAATGCTATACATTATGAAAATATGAGTATAAGCCTTGCAGAGAGTTTAGGAAATGCTGGCACAGGTTGGATTTACGAAATGGGGTTTGGCAACGGTGGCACAAGTGTTGATCCAACAGGGATTATTACATATCTAACACCTAACTCAACTGGAACAAATGCTAGTTTATATAATGAAACATTTACAAAAATAGTAGATGACAGAAGTGTTAACAATTTAGATCCTGCAAGAAACAAAATTGAAACACGTCATGTAAGCGGAACAAACTATACAGATATTTTAGTAACTTGTTTATTAGATTACGGCGAACCGACAGGGCAAGATGCGTTTGATACAGCTGCAGATCAAAATAGTTTATACGTTTTTGATGAATTGGGTCTTAAAGCATATAATGCATCAGGTACTGGCAGATTACTAACACATGTAATTTTCCACCCTGTACAAAAAAGTTTAAATAGACTTATACAAATAGATTATACAGTTAGAGTACAAAGTTTAACTGGTTTTAACGAGGGATAATTAGATGGCATATACAATCAATTTTACAAATAGTGCTGATAAAGATCCTATTGTTATTGAAGATGGTACAATCAACAATACAACAAGTTTAAGTTTTCCTGGTAGAAATTCAACAGGATATGGTGCTGTTATTGCTGAAGATTTATTAAGACTTTTAGAAAACTTTGCAAGCCCAACTGAACCAAGTAATAGTATACAAGGTCAACTTTGGTATAATAGTATTACAGGACAACTATTAGTTTATGATGGAACTACTTGGATACCAAGCGGCGGCTTAGCAAAAAGTACAACACAACCAGATCCAACAGACGCTACAGACGGCGATTTATGGGTTGATACAGCATCACAACAGTTATATTTGTTTTCAGGTTCAACCTGGATACTTGTTGGCCCAGAATTTAGCCAAGGATTAACAACAGGTGCAAAACCTAGTACTATAGTTGGACAAGATAATGTAGAGTATACAGTAATTGAAATCCAAGTTAGTGCAAATATTGTTGCTATTGTTGCATTTAATGATTTTGTTCCTAAAGCAACAGTACAAGGATTTACAGCAATTAAACCGGGTATTAACTTAGCAAATAGAGATACAGATGCTGACGGAAAAAACAATGTTAAGTTTTATGGTGTTGCTGAAAGAGCGGAAAATTTAATTGTAAATGATCTTGCTGTTCCATCAGCAAACTTTTTAAGAGGAGATGTTGAATCTACATCAACTAATCCTCTCAATATACAAAACAATACAGGTATTGCATACGGCATTAACGGAGAAATGGGGATCGGGATTGAAGGAAGTGCCGGTATAATTCAACACAATATTGAAGGATCAAATATTGATATGCGTGTGCGTAATGCAGGTGCAAGTAAAACAGTTCTTCGAGTTGATAGTAGTTTACGAATTGGAATTAATAATGAAGCACCTGATGAAGCACTGGATGTTACCGGAAATTTATTAACAAGCGGAATAATTAAGACTAATGATGTAACTGAAAGTACAACTATAAGTAACGGAGCGTTAGTTGTAAAAGGCGGCGTTGGCATTGCTAAATCGTTAAACATTGGTGAAAGTATTGTTATACAAAAAGGCATTACCTTAGGTAACAACGATCTTACAGTTGACACAACTGAATCAGAACTTATTATGCCTGATTTGAATAATACTCGTAATATTGGTAGTTCTACAAATAAATGGCGTAAAATGTATGCAACTACATTTATTGGATCATTAGAAGGTTCAGTTAGTGGTAGTGTAAGTGGTAAATCAGGAAGTGCTGATAAACTTACAAGTTCTACAACGTTTAGATTGACAGGCGATGTTGAAACTGTTGAAAACGTATTTGACGGACAAACAGGCGGCGCAGTAAAAGATTTTAACATATCAATTAAAAATACAATTATTTCTGGAAAACAACAAGTAACTGATAGTTTATCAAACGATGAGTTTATTATTGATAGAATAAGTGGAGCAAGCACAGGTTTAAGAAGAATTTCAAGAGGAACACTATTCCAAAATATTGCAGGTCTTACACCTATCGGAAGTATTATGCCATTTGCAGGAAATATTGAACCTACAGCTACAGGTTGGTTCTTTTGTAATGGACAAGAATTAAGTCAAGGTGTATACAATACTTTATACCAACTAATCGGATATACTTACAAAGCACAAGGGTTAGTAACAGCAGGAAACTTTGCTCTACCAGATCTTAGAGGTAGATTTCCTTTAGGTGCATTAACTATGGGTGGTACAAATCCAGCTGTTGACGTTCCAGATACTAGATCAAGAGACTCTAACTCAAGTGTACTAGGTGCTGTTGACGGTACTGACGAAGCAACAATAGATATTAATAATTTACCAGAACACGAGCACGATTTACGAGCTGAAAACGGTGTTCAATATACAGCTATTAGAGCTGTTGATGGTAGAGGAGGCGACAAGCCAGATGATGCATCTTTGAGTACAATACAAACTGGTACTGATCAATTATCACAAACAATTGATAAAAGTGGCGGAATATTAGCACCTACTGTAGGTGATGATTTAAATATAATGAACCCGTATCAAACAGTTAATTATATTATATATACAGGAGTAGTATCATGAGTTATAAACTAAACAAAACAGACGGATCACTACTAGTAGAATTACAAGATGGAGTAATTGATACTACATCTTCAGACATAACACTTGTAGGAAGAAACTACAAAGGTTTTGGCGAATACATTAATGAAAATTTTATTAAACTAACTGAAAGTTTTGCAAGTACTAGTGCTCCTACAAATGCAATAGCAGGACAACTTTGGTATGACACTTCAGATCAGCGTTTAAAAATTTATAACGGAACAACATTTAGAATTGCAGGCGGCCCAATTATAAGTTCTTCACAACCTAACATGGTTGCAGGTGATTTATGGATTGATAATGAACAAAATAAACTTTATTTCTATGATGGAACCGATGTTGTTGCTGTAGGACCTAATTATACAGCTACACAAGGAAAAACTTTGTTAGAAGCTGTGACAATGATTGACACATCAGGACAAACTAGAGCAATCTTAGCACAATACATACAAGGAAACTTAATTGGTATACATAGTGCAGCACAGTTTACACCAAGAACTGAAGATGTATTATTACCGTATGCAGCTGGAAGAGTAATTAAGGTAGGATTTAATCCTCTTTATCTAGCAGACAACGGAGATAATATTGCTTTCCGTTGGAATGGTATTGCAGCAACAGCTGAAAATCTAGTAGATGCACAAGGTGTATCAGTTGCTAGTACCGACTTTGTTAGAAATAACGAAAGAGACAGTAGTAATGTTATTGTTGACCAAACAATGGATGGTGGACTGTTTGTAAAAGGTGATACTGGAGTAAAAGTTGGATACGGTGATACAGCATACGGGCAATTTAAAACTACAGAAACAGATACTAAAACAGTTATTGATATTTTAAACCAAAATCAACCATTTGCAATTAGACGTAAAGTTGGTTCAAATCTATTAGATGGATTATCTTTTGATACACTAAATGGTAGATTTGGTATATTCCAAAGCACTCCAACTGTAGAACTTGATGTAACTGGTGCCGCTAGATTTACAGGCAATGTTTCTATTGAAGGCAACATAACAGTAGCAGGATCATCAACAGTAATTGAAAGTGCTACATTTAGAGTACAAGATCCACAAATACAATTAGGAATTACAGATGATTCAACAGAGTTAGATGATGCCGGAATCGACGGTGGCGGCTTTGTAATTAATAGTTTAAATGGTAGTAAAGATTTTATCTGGAAAAACGCAACAGGTAACTTTACATCAAACCAAAATATAGACTTAGAACTAGGAAAGTCTTTTAGAATTTCAAATGCAAATGTACTTACAGCAACAACACTTGGCGCAGGAGTAGTTAATTCTTCTTTACAAAATGTTGGTACATTAACAAGTGTTACTGTAAGTGGTGATGCGGCAGTTGGAAGTATTAGTTCGCCAGGAGCATTAAGTATTAGCTCTACAGGTGATATAACAATCAATACACAAAAGATTACTGGAGTAGCAACACCAACAGGAAACACTGATGTAACTAATAAATTGTATGTAGATACACAAATTGCATTTGAACCAATGTCGTTGGCGCTAGATATTACAGGATTTACAACACCAAATGCACCAGGAGCAGGCGATGGTCCAATTACAGATGTAAAAGCTGTTATAGAATCAGTATATCCTGCTTCAGCAGCAGCAAATGGAAAAATTGCTAAAATACATTGTACATCATATGCAAGTAGTACAATTTCAGGAATTCAAATTACAGTGTCGACATCACCAAATGCTACTGGTGTATTACAAAAATCGACCATATCTGTAGATAGTGCAGGAACACAGAATGAATCAGTTATACAAGATATAGCATTCATTAATCCGGCTACAGGTACGGTGGCACTAGATCCATCAAGATTTACAATGACATTTACAATAACAGCAGGAACGTGGGCTTGGAACTCCACGGTAGCATATCCATAAGGATCTGATAAATACTAGTAACAAGGGGCTTATAAACTATGGCGTATACAATAAACAAATATGATACTACCCAGCTTACAATAGTACAAGACGGTACTATTGATCAAACAACTGACATTAAGTTAGTTGGTAAGAATTATGCAGGGTACGGCGAGATACAAAACGAAAACTTTGTATTTCTTTTAGAAAACTTTGCAGGAGCAAATCAACCACCAAGGGCTATACAAGGCCAAATATGGTTTGATACAGCAAACAGCAAATTAAAATTTTATGACGGTGGTAAATGGCGCACAACAGGCGGCGCAGAAATTAGTGCTACAGCACCAGCAGGATTATCAACAGGTGATTTTTGGTGGGATACAACTAACCAACAGTTATATGCATATAACGGCACAGACTTTGTACTTGTAGGTCCCCAAGATGCAGGCACAGGTATTACACAGATGCAAAGTAAATCTGTACTTGATACAGGATCAATTAGTAGAAGTGTAATTGCAGCCACAGTAAATGACGATGTACAATTTTTAATAAGCCCAGTAGAATTTACAATCGACTCAACTGATGCACAAAATGCAATTTCAGGATTTGACATAGTACGCCAAGGTGTTACACTTAAAAATACGCAAAGTGCAACAGCTGGAGTAACAAGTACAGATCATCAGTTCCACGGTACAGCTTCTAACGCATTAAAACTTAACGGAATAAGTGCAAGTAACTATGTTACAGCAAATCCGGGTGCGCCAACAGTATTCACAGAAATTACAAATTTCCAAACTGATGCAGGTATTGCAATTGGTACAGGACTCGATCTTAAATTATTTATTGAAAATGATAACGAAGGTGTAATTCAAAATTCACAAGGTGACGAAATTAAATTTAGAGTAAAAGAATCCGGCGGAGCAAACGTAAGTGTTGTAGATATCCGTCCAGGGAATATTTTACCTGGTATACAAAGTCTTAGTCCGACTGTTTATAGAAGTATAGATATAGGTTCAACAGCTGCACCATTTGATGATGTGTATGCTGGAAATTATTATGGAATTTCAGAAAAAGCAAGTGCCCTTATTGTAGGTGGAAATACTAGAATAGGATCAGTAGACACAAGCGGAACAGGCACTGGTAATACTGTAGCTGTAAGAGACGGTTCAGGAAATTTAAATGCTGTATTATTTCAAGGTACGGCAACAAGTGCAAGATACGCTGACTTAGCAGAAGTTTACGTAACTGATCAAGATTATCCAACAGGTACAGCAATGTGTGTTGGCGGCGAAGCAGAAGCAACAGCATGTAAAGCAAGTTGTATGGCAATAGGAGTTATATCTGCAGAACCTGCATACTTAATGAATAGCGACTGTGATGGCCAAGCAATTGGTCTTAAAGGTCGAGTTCCTGTAAGAGTAAGTGGAGTTGTTACAAAAGGGCAACCAGTTTACGCATGGGACAACGGAGTATGTACAACTATTGCGTCAACAGCATTAGTTGGAATTGCATTAGAATCAAGCACTGACGAGTCAGAAAAACTAATTGAGTGTGTTTTAAAAGTATAAATAAGTACGTAGTTTAAAAAAGGAACAATAATGGCTGTATCAGTAGGCACAAGTATTAACGAAACACATTATACTACTCTAAGAAGTGGTATAAACACAGTAATGGGAACTCCTACAGGTAGTGGCAATTCATCCGCCGGATATAACGAATCAATTGATGCACCCAGTGTATCAGTAGGATCGACTATAACAGCTAGTCAATGGAATAACTTACGAGGTGATATTCGCAAAGCAAGCGCACACCAAACTAATAGTGCTGTAGCACTAACAACAGTCGATACAGACACAGGCATTACAGCAGCAATACATAACGAATTTGAAACAGCACTAGCAACAGTAACATCAAATAGATTTACACTAGCAACGGCACAAAGTACACTTAGTACAGCAAGAACAGCAAATAAAAACAACTGGAACGGCACACAACAACATGATGTTCAATTAACATGGGCTAATGCAAATGCCTTTAAAGCATTTTGGAACGCTGGCGGAACAGTAAAAGTTGTTTCTAGTTTATCTTACACAGGATCAGAAGCAAAGACATTAGACTGGAAAAGCCTAGTAAACGATGCTAAACATGTAAGTATAAACTATACTAGTGCATATGCAGATGGCGGCGGTAATCAAGGAACAGTTACTAATACAGGTATGTATGATTTAAATACAAATGGTACTGAAGTAAAAATATTCCAAGATGGCGGTACAAATCCGTACGCAGAAAACGATTATCAAATCTTTATACGCTATATTACTAATGGTATTAGAGTAAGAGTAGTATTTAGAGACGATGATGCTGGCGATCAAACAGGCTCGGGTGCACCAGAAGACGAAAACGTCAAAGGCACACTAACAAGCTCCATTACTGTTAGACGTGCTACAGGTTCAAATGTAGAAGTTACATCACCTAGTGTAGCTACAGGCGCCTCAAATACTTTCTAATTAACTCTTGACAAATATCTAGTTTTAGTGTATAATACAATAGTATATACAAGGAGATCCTATGGACGAACGACTAGAAAAAGCTCTAGAATTTTCTAATTTTTTAGAAACACAAAACAACCAAAAACGCATCTTTTTAAAACAATATAAAGATAATCTTATTCATTATGCTTATGGCTACAAATTTACAGTATCTACACAACTTATAAATTTACTATCAGTTCTTCTAGAAACTGAGCAAGAGCAAATAGTTGTATTAGACGATAATGAAATTCCGGTAGTAATTGATAATCCAAAAGAATTTATGAAAGATATTGTAGGTGTATATATCTTTGCTAGTAGAAAATATGCTAAAGACTACGATGATATTAGACAAAACAGATCAGTTGAAGGGCTTACTAACTTATGAACAATGGTGTAGTATTATTTGCTTTTAACAATACACATATAGATTATATTAAGCAAGCAATATATTGTGCAAAACGTGTAAAACAGTACCTTAATCTGCCAGTTCAGTTAATTACAGATTCTGTTAATTATATTCAATCTGAATATCCGTTTTATACAAAATATATTGACGAACTAACTATCATTCCTACACCTGCTGGATCACAGAAAACTTTCTATGATGGAATTTATGCAAACAAAAGATTAGAGTGGAAAAATACAGAACGTAGCAATGCATATAGGTTATCCATTTTTGACAAAACTATAGTACTTGATACAGATTTGTTAATTAGTAATAATAAATTATTAACTTGTTTTTCTTTGCCTGATGATTTTATGATAGCAAAAGATTATAATTTAATAAATCAAGAAATTACACATCCTAGTTTTAATAGGATTAGCGATTCGACTATTCCAATGTATTGGGCAACAATATTATATTTTACAAAAAGTAATACAACAAAGACAGTGTTTGATTTAGTAGAACACATTAAAGAAAATTATAATTATTATAGACTTGTTTATAACATAAGTGAAACAAAATTTAGAAACGATTTTGCATTTAGTATAGCAATACATACAATGCGAGGATTTGTAGAAGATAGTAACTGGCCTACAGCAATACCAGGAGATATGTGGGTTTCAACCGACAAAGATCTGTTAATGGATATTAAAGATAATAAAATTAAAATGTTGGCACAACGAAACTACGACTATAAAGCTGTAAAATTAACAGATGCTACTACACATGTAATGAATAAATTTAGTTTAAATGAATTCATAGACAAGGAGTTTGTAAATGAATAATGGAATCTGTCTTGTCGCACAAAACAATTCAAAAACAAACTATATAAGACAGGCCTATGCGTTAGCATTGAGTATACTTGCTAAGTCACCAAATACTAATATCAGTTTAATTACAGATGACGATGTACCATACAATGTATTTGATAAAGTAATTCCTATACCGTGGAGTGACATGGCACATAATGATTGGAAGATTGAAAATCGTTGGAAAGTTTATCATGTAACTCCGTATAGAAATACAATAGTATTTGATGTAGACATGTTGGTTCTTGAAAATATAGATTATATTTGGAAGCATTATCACAATCTTGTTTTTACCAATAGTGTAAAAACTTATAGAAACGAAATTGTTACTGATAGATATTATAGAAAAACTTTTGATGCTAATAGTTTACCCGACGTCTATGTAGGAATGTACCAGTTTTTAAAATGTGAAAGCACCCACAAATTTTTTACATTATTAGATATAATAATGAAAAATTGGAAAGTATTTTATAAAAAATATGCACCTAACAATTTTCAAAATTGGTGTAGTGTTGATGTTAGTGTAGCAATTGCATTAAAAATATTAGGAATAGAGGGCAACACTCTGCACAACGATAGTTTGTTATCTTTCACTCATATGAAGTCTCGTGTACAAAATTTAAATAATACACCGTCAAAATGGACCGACGTACTACCAGTAGACTTGGATAATTCTAATATATTAATTAATGGCTATAAACAATCGGGCGTATTACATTATGTGGAAGATGAATTTTTAACAGATGATGTAGTACAATGGTTAGAGGAACAGGTATAATGTTTTACGTACATTATGATAACGATTACAATATTACGTCGATAGCAAACACAATAGATTCTAACGGGCTTTTTCTTGAAATAGATGAACAACTTTTTAATGACTTCAATACTGGTCAAAAAGAAATGTTTAATTATAAAATTGCTGAGGATGTTATAACAAAAGGCAAATATTATGTAGTTCCTACAGATTTTTCTGAACAACAACTTGATAAACATCAAACTGGGCTTATAGAAAAAAAAGATACAACAACAGATAACTGTATTCAAATTGTCCAGAATAGTTCGTCTTGGACTGTAAATAATTACATGAGTAATGAAACTTGTGCTGCATTATCAAATGGAGACGACCATATAAAAGAATACTACATAGTTAGTTCTAAAAACAGATTTATTTTATTTGATAAGTTTTCTATTAATTTAAAAGAATTATCTACAAAGAATATAATAGTTATTGATAGTAATTCTGCAAACAATAATGCGTCAATACTTACTTTAGGAAGTTCAATTGAACATGTACACAAAGGAAAATATTATGAAAATAATTGACTATGATATAATTTATTTAAGTTATGATGAACCAAATGCAGAAAAAAATTATGCAGATCTATTAACTAAGGCACCCTGGGCAAAGCGTGTACACGGTGTAGAAGGTAGTGACGCAGCACACAAAGCCTGCGCTGAACTTAGTGAAACAGATAGATTTATTACAGTTGATGGCGACAATACTATACGTGCCGAATTTTTACAACAAGAATTAGACTTATCAAAACACAGTGACTTACAAACTAGCGTAATTAGCTGGTGTGGTAAAAATACTATTAATGGATTACTATACGGCAACGGAGGACTTAAATGCTGGCCTAAAGAACATGTGTTAAACATGCGTACACATGAAAATGCAGATAAAGATAACATTGCTGCACAGGTAGATTTTTGTTGGGACTTAAACTATATTCAACAAAATAGTTGTTACTCTGATGTACATAATAATGAAACACCACAACAAGCCTGGCGAGCAGGATTTAGAGAAGGTGTAAAAATGGCACTTAATCAAGGAGCAAAGCCTTCTAAAGAAGACTTTTTAAAAGGTCATTGGAAAAACTTGCATAGGTTATGGATATGGCTAATGGTAGGTTCAGATGTTAAAAATGGGCTATGGGCAATATATGGTGCTAGGGAAGGCTTGGTAAAAACAATGCTTACTGACTGGGATTATGTAAATGTTCGAGACTTTGAATACCTAAATAACATGTGGAAAGAAAAAGAATCAGTAGATTCTCAATCGATGCTATTAGAAGCAATTGAAGTCTTGGGAGCATCGCTAATTGAAAGTTTAGAAATACCAATTGGCCAGATGCCACTTGACGAACAACAAAGTAAATTTTTCAAACACGTATATCAAAATCCAAGTAGAAACCCCCAAGAGCAATTTGTAATTGATCCCGAATGAGCAATGAACGTCAAATAGAAATATTAAAAGAAAAGAAAAATAAAATTAACTCGGTTAGTTGTAGTTTCTGTACGGCTAAATGGCTACAAACAACACTGTATTTACAAACAGGGTATAACCATAGTTGTCATCATCCTGCACCTCATAAAATTCCATTAGAAGAGATAGAAGCAGATCCTGCGGCATTGCACAACAGTAAATTTAAAAAAGAACAACGTGCTATGATGTTGAAAGGAGAACGACCAAGTGAATGTGATTACTGTTGGAAGATTGAAGATTTAGATAAAGAATATTTCAGTGATAGACATTATAAAACAGCTGACTACTGGGCTTGGGATAAATTTGAAGATATTGCAAAAGGTAATCCGCAAGATAATGTGTCGCCTAGTTATTTAGAAGTTAGCTTTAGTAATGCATGTAATTTTGCATGTGCATATTGCTCACCAGAAATTAGTTCAAAGTGGATGGAAGATATAAATCAACACGGACCATATTCAACTAATAATGGGTCTTCTAAATATGTTTATAAACAAAGCGATAATAATCCTTATGTAGATGCGTTTTGGAAGTGGTTTCCTACTATATTAAAAGATTTGCGTGTATTACGTATTACAGGCGGTGAACCTACAATGTCGAAAGACCTATGGAAACTTCTTGATTTCTTAATTGATAATCCTCAAGATTTTGAAGTTGCTATTAACACAAACTTAGGAGTACCAGATAAGTTAATTAATAAATTAATTAATAAGATAAATGCACTTTATAAAGTTGGTATGAAGGTTGATGTTTATACTAGTGCAGAGTCAACAGGAGTACAAAATAATTACGTAAGAGATGGTATGGATTATACTCTTTGGTATAAGAATGTAAACCGTATTCTAACTGAAACAACTAGTAATGTTTTGATAATGACAACTATAAATATTTTAAGTTTGCCAGAGTTTTCAAATTTTATAGAAGATATTATGCAACTTAGAAAAAAATATAATTTTAATTTAGAAGAAAACAGAATACCAATTAGTATTAATTATTTAAGATGGCCAAAACATCTACAAACCACATTGTTAGATAAAGAAAAGCGTATACAATATGCTAATCAAATTGAATCAACTTGTAACAGTTGGTCTAAATATTCAAGTAAGGATAGATATGCTAGAATGTATTTAGAAGAACTTGATCAGATTAAAAGACTTTGTCATTATCTTAAAATATCTAAACCAGCTATTGAATACCGCAATGACTTTTGTAAATATATACTTGAGTATGACAAACGTAGAAATAAAAACTTTAAAGATACGTTTCCAGAATATGCATCATTGTTAGAGGAATGGCATGCCAGCTAAAAAAGACGAAAGTTTATTACAATATAGAGAACGTATTATAGATCCAAAAAGTGAAAGCTTCTGTGGAGCTAAATGGTTCAATGCTACAACTTGGTTAGGAAGTGGTACAACAGCTAGTTGTCATCACCCGCCTGCACATAAGATTCCACTTGAAGAAGTAGAAGAAAATTATACAGCTATACACAACACTAAGCATAAAAAAGAGATGCGCCGCCAAATGCAAATTGGCAAACGTCCTGCAGAGTGCGATTACTGTTGGAAGATGGAAGATATGAAAAAAGATGCTGTAAGTGATCGCACCTTTAAAACTATTATCTATACAGACGAAGAATTACAAGCAGCTTATGATGCAGACTGGAATGCTAACACTAATTTAAAAACTTTTGAAATTGCCTTTGATAGAACATGTAACCTTGCATGCTCATATTGCAATGCTAGTTTTAGTACTACTTGGGCAAAAGATATTAACAAACACGGGCCTTATGAAAATTTAGTTAGTGATGGTGCTGGTGCATTTAAACACAACGGTGATTGGGCCGCTCCATATAACGATGATGCAGACAATCCTTATATACAAGCATTTTGGAAATGGTGGGACAACGGTCTTGCAGATAGCTTAGACGAGATACGTATTACAGGTGGTGAGCCATTAATGAGCGGCAACACTTGGAAACTATTTGATTGGTTTGAAGAACAAGATACTAATATGCGATTTGCAATTAACAGTAATTTAATTGCTAAAGAAAGCATTATTGATAAATTAATAGAAAAAGCACAAGGAATAAAAAAGTTTCATATCTATACTAGTTGTGAAGCAGTCGGCGACCAAGCAGAATATATACGTGATGGATTAGATTATGATATGTGGTTGAATAATGTAAAGCGTATACTCAATGAAACTGATGCAGAATTACATATTATGATGACAATAAACAGTCTATGTTTGTTTAGTATTACTGAATTTCTTGACCAAATATATTCACTAAAAGGACAAGACAGAAAGCCAACAGTAAGTTTAAATTTGTTGCGGTTTCCTAGTTTTCAAAGTCCGTTAGCATTACCAGTGCATCTTAAAGATTATTGCCATAACAATCTAAGTACTTGGTATGAAGAAGTTAAGCATAAAGAACTTTGGCACGAACACGAAAAAGCAAGCATTGAAAGATTAATTGATTATTTAGTAACTGTAGATGCTCCACATAGACGTACAAGTGACCCTGCTAAATTATGGCATGACTTTAAAACATTTTATGCACAGTACGATTTACGTCGACATAGAAGTTTAGATGTATTTCCTAAAATACTTACAGATTGGGTAGATACTATTGACAATTTGGATAAAAGGTAGTATAATAAGACATGTATGACATAGCATTTATAAGTTACAATGAAGTTGAAGCAGATTATAACTGGCAACAGCTCAAACAAAAGTACCCTTATGCAAAACGTACACATGGTATAGAAGGAATACACCAGGCTCATATTGAAGCTGCAAAAAAAGCCTGTACTAGAATGTTTTATATTGTTGATGCAGACGCTGTTATTTTAAGTGATTTTGATTTCAGTTATGTACCTCCAAAATACGAATTAGATCATGTGCATGTTTGGCGAAGTCAAAATCCAATTAACGACTTAGTATATGGATATGGTGGTGTAAAATTGTTTCCTAGAAACAACACTATAAACATGGATACTAGTAAACCTGATATGACTACAAGTATTAGTGATAAGTTTAAATTGATGCAGGATATATCAAATGTAACAGCATTTAATGTAGATGAATTTAGTACATGGCGCAGTGCATTTAGAGAGTGTACAAAACTAGCGAGTAAGATTATTGACAGACAAAATGAGGAAGAAACAAATGAAAGATTACGAATTTGGACAACAGTGGGAGGAGACCGTCCCTTCGGCGAGTACGCTATTAAAGGTGCTTGTGCTGGCAGGGAGTACGGGCTTTCTAATGGCGCTGATCTGGGGTTAATAAACAACTTTGATTGGTTAAAGGAGAAGTATAGTGCAGATACATGAAATATTAGATAGGTTAGAACTATTAGATCCAACTAATACTTTTTTTACTGATTTAAGAAAGGCAATTTTAAATGATGATAAATTTGCTTTATTTAGGTTGATTCAAGATCAAAACAACAGCCAACTTATTGAAGGCCTGCGAAAATACAAGGATGACGATAGTTTTAATACAGATTGTTTTAGTCGAGGACAACTAGAAAGCAAACTATGGTTAGTAAAAGAACTTAGTAACCTTAAAGTAGATTTAGGCACAGTATTCTTGTGTGCAGGATGGTATGCTACACTTGCTACACTGTTATTTGAAAGCGGAATGCGTATAAACAAAATACGTAGTTTTGACATTGACGATAGTTGTCGGAGTATAGCAGAAACATTTAATAGTCCTTGGGTTAAACAAGATTGGAAATTTAAAACAATCACACAAGACATCAATGAAATAAATTTTTCTATGCACACGTACAACGTAAAACGTGCAGACGGTAGTAAATGCGAGCTTAGTGATTCACCAGACACAATTATCAATACAAGTTGTGAACACATTGAAAACTTTTCAAAATGGTATGATCTAATACCAGATGGTAAACTAGTTATACTACAAAGCAATAACTTTTTCGAAGTAGAGGAACATGTTAATTGTGTTGGAAGTATAGAAGAGTTTGCAGTAAAAGCACCTATGGATAATATTTTATATAGCGGCGAATTAGAGTTGCCCAAATACAAAAGGTTTATGTTAATTGGAATTAAATAAACTAACACTAAGGGAAATGCAAATTGAAAGTGCTAGAGCACTAAGTACTATGCAAGCAACTAACAATAACATATACCAGTTTAATAAACAAGCACACCATAATAGTCAAAATTGGTATAAGGCTGTAATTGATTGGTATGTTGAACAATACGGTGATCTTCCTAGTAAAATAGGACCAGGAAAAGAAATAAAGTTGGTATTAGATGAATAGTATATTTCCAGATAATCCAGATGGGATGAATATAGAATGGGTTGTAAGTAATGTTTGCAATTATTCTTGTAGTTATTGTAGAGAAGACTTATATGGCGGGTCATCAGGACAACCTCACTATGAAAAAGCACTAGAATTTTTTAACTATCTTCATAAAGACGTACAACCGGGTCCTAAGTTGCTAAATTTAACAGGAGGAGAGCCTACTGTTTGGCCAAGATTAATTCCGTTTTTAAATGAGCTAGACAAAAGTTATTTTGTGCAGATAACAACCAATGGATCAAGAACTATAAATTGGTGGAATAAATTATTAAGTAAATGTAATAATATATCAAGAGTTTGTATTAGCACACATTTAGAATTTGCTGACATAAAACACATTTACAATGTTGCTGAAGTGTTACATAAAAAAGTTAATTTAACTATATTATTGTTAGCTGATAGGAAAAATTTCCATATTGTAAAAGAGTATTCAGAAAAGTTTAGAAATTTAGAATGTACAGTATTCATAAAACCAATTAGAGATCTAACCGGTAAAGCTCAAGATTATACAAAAGAAGAACTAGATTTTATTAAAAACTATAAACACAGTACTGGTAAAGTTAATAGACGCTTGTCAATTCCTACGCATTTTAATATAGACGGACAACCAAAACCTTATTCTTATGGGTTTGAACTTATTAGTAATAATTTACATAAGTTTAAAGGATGGAAATGTGAACTAGGAAAAACTAGAATTGTAATTTGGCATGATGGTAAAATTAGTTTGGCACAATGTAGTACCGCAAAGAGTATGGATATTGGAAATATATATGATAATAATTATAATATACCAACAGAGCCAGTAATTTGCAATACAGAGTTTTGTTCTTGTGTACCTGATATACGTATTCCTAAATGGAAAGATGAAAATGTACAAACTTAAAGATATAAAAACAATTCATCTTGAAGTAACACAAAACTGCCAAGCAAGTTGTCCTATGTGCGACCGTAATATGAACGGTGAAGGCATTAATCCTCATATCAATCTAGATGAATTATCACTTAAAGATTGTGAGGATATATTTTCTATAGATTTTATAAAGCAATTAGATACAATGTATATGTGTGGTAATTTAGGTGATCCTATTGTTGCTAGACACACTAGAAATCTTCAAATACTTTAGAGAGCATAATCCTAATATCTGGTTAAGCATGAACACAAATGGAGGCGCAAAGAATAAACAATGGTGGAGCGACTTGGCGACAACTTTTGGTCGCATGGGGGCTGTTATTTTTAGCGTTGATGGTTTACGCGATACTAACCATATCTATCGTCAAGGAGTTGTTTGGGACAATGTAGAACGTAACATGCAAGCATTTATAAATGCAGGAGGTAGAGCTCGTTGGGACTATTTAATATTTGAACATAACCAACATCAAGTCGACGAAGCAGAAGCACTAGCAAATTCATGGGGTTGTGAAAAATTTATGAAAAAGAAAACTGGAAGATTTATAGATGCAAAGACAAACAAGAAAGAAAAGCATCAGGCCAAAGACCGCAAAGGCAAAGATACAGCCGAGATTAAAAAACCAGACGCAAAGTACCAGAACAAAGCACTTACCAAGCAAGAAACTATCCTCAAGAAATACGGTAGTATGGACGCATATTATGATGCGGCTCCTATCATTTGTAAAGTTAAAAAAGAAAACAGTTTGTTTATCACAGCAGAAGGTCTAGCATTACCGTGTTGTTGGACTGCTGGACGTATGTATAAGTGGTGGCACAAAGATCCTAAAGTAGAACAGATATGGGACTTTGTAGATAAAAAAGCATTAGATGCCCGTAACGGATTAGGGAAAGTTTTTAACACAGGTATATTTGATCGTATACAAGAAAGTTGGGCAAAGCCTAGTTGCGGTGATGGTAAACTTAAAGTGTGTGCAATGAAATGCGGCGCCGAGTTCGATCCCTTTGCAGAACAGTTTAAATAAGTACAGTATGAGCGATAAAACATTACCATCAGAAACATTTTGTTTATTACCCTGGGTGCATTTAAGTACCCGCCCAGACGGTAGTATGCGAGTATGTTGTACAGCAAATGCAAGTTCAGTTGGTCCTACAAACGATAAAGAACACGGTGGCCAAGTTGGTATTCTTAAAACAGATGACGGCAAACCTAACAACTTAAATGTTAGTGACTTTGAAACAGCATGGAACAGTAAGTACATGAAAAATGTACGTAAACAGATGCTTGCAGGCGAAAAGCCTCCTAGCTGTTTAAAATGCTACAAAGAAGAAGCCGCCGGACACCGAAGTAAACGTATGTGGGAAACACACTATTGGAGTAAGCGAGTTGATTTAGATAAAATACTTGCTGATACACAACCAGATGGAGAAGTTCCGCCCAACTTAGCATACATTGATTTACGTTTCGGCACCAAGTGTCAACTTGCCTGTGTTATGTGTAGCCCACATGATTCAAGTGGGTGGATTAAAGATTATAAAAAGATATTTCCTGAAGTAAAAAATGAATCTCTCAAAGAGATCATGCAGTGGCAAGACAAAGGTAGTACAAACGGCAGTAGTTATAACTGGCATAAACAAAACCCTACGTTTTGGAAACAGTTTTATGAGCAAATGCCTAGTATGCAACAGATATATTTTGCTGGCGGCGAGAGTCTTATTATTGAAGAACACTACGAAATACTTGAACATGCAATTAAAATGGGTTACGCTAAAGATTTAGAATTACGTTATAATTCAAACGGAGTTGAATGGCGTGAGGATTTATTTGACTTATGGAAAGAATTTAAACTAGTACGTTTCCACTACAGTATAGATAGCATTAAAGAAATGAATGACTATATTCGTTATCCTAGTACTTGGACACGTCAGGAAGAAGTATTCCATTTGTTAGATACACAAACTAGTAACAACGTTGAAGTAACTATTGCGTGTGCAGTACAAGCACTAAATGTATACTACTTACCAGATTTTATTCAATGGAAGCTAGAGCAGAAGTTTAAGAAAGTTAACATGTGGCCATTTGGCGCTGGCGGTATTAGTCAGCACTTTGTATATTGGCCTGCACATTTAAATGTCAAGAGCTTACCTGCAGACTTCAAAGCNAAGTGTAGAGCAAAATACGAAGCATGGTATCCTTGGTGGGAAGCAAACTGGGAGTTAGGATTACCAAGTTGGCACAAAGGTAAAGTCACTAAAGAAGATTTTATGCAAGCCGAATATGGTATTAAAAGATTAAACGGTATCCTTAGTTTTATGGAAAGCGAAGACTGGAGCCAGCGATTACCTGAGATGAAAGAGTTTTTAGGATTGTGTGATAAACAGCGCGGCAATACTTTTGAAGAAACGTTTCCAGAAATGATAGAAATTTTTAAGGATATAGCGTGAATGTAAAAGAAGAAAACTTTTGCATTGTCCCTTTTGTACAATTAAACACTAGAGGCAAAGGCGATGCTAGAGTATGTTGTAGCATTGAAGGTATTGATTTTGGCATTCCAAAAGAAATGACTCTAGACGAGATAACTCCTGACACTTATTCTAGTGACACTAATGTATATAATTTAAGTAAAGATAAGATTGAAGACTTATGGAATGGTCCTTTTATGAAAGACTTCCGTATGAAAATGCTTAACGGAGAAAAACTTAGTAACTGTGAATTCTGTTACAGAATGGAAAATAGCGGATTTGGAAGTAAACGCACTGGTAAGAATAAACGATTTTTAGAACGTGTAAAGCCACACTTACAAAAGTATTATGAGTCAAACGGACATGTTGATGTTATGCCGCAATGGTGGGAAGTAAGACTCAGTACCAAATGTAATTTAAGTTGTATTATGTGTTCGCCTAATCTTAGTAGCATGATGTACAAAGAGTACAACAAATGGGGCAACAAGATAACAGGACAAATGCAAGGTAGTTTAGATATTGCAAAACGTTCGGGTGAAGAATATCTAAGTCAAAGTAAATTTTTTAAAGAACAAATAATGACTAACCTTGAACATGTATTATATATGGAGTTTAGGGGCGGAGAAGTATTTGCAGATAGACATAGCATTGACTTTATTTGGAGTATTGCTAAAACAGATTATGCAAAAAATATTAGTCTTGATATAAGCACTAATGCAACATTAATAACAGATGAAATAGTAGATCTATTAAATCATTTTAAAGGTGGATTACTAAGGTTTAGTATTGATGCTGGCCAAGAAAAAGACGAATTAATACGTTATCATACTAATTGGGATAGTGTAATAACTAGTATTGAAAATTCAAACAACTTACATAAAGAATGGGAAATGGTAACACAGACTTGTCTACAAGCTCTTAATTGTGTAGGGCTAGTTCCTATGCTAGAATATTTTGATGAAATGTGCAATCGTACTAATAACGAACGTTTTCATTTAGGATTTACAAGTGTACGTGGTAAAGAATGGATGCGGCATGAACTTGTACCACTTAGTTATAGGCAACAAGAAATTTCTAATCTCGAAGAGTTTATTAAAAGTAGTTGGTTATGTAATACTAGTAAGTACAAAAATAGAGAAACTAAAACTATACAAGGACTTATAAAAGCATTATCTGCAGAAACTAAAATAGACAGTGTACTTAATAACAAAGCAAGAGAATATTATCTTAAACTAAACGAATTGCGTAACGTAGACTACTGGAAAACATTCCCACACTTGGAGTACCTAAATGAGTAAATTAGAAACATTATGTCCTGTACCATGGATGAGCCAAAGTCTTAGAGCAAATGGAGATATTCGTGTTTGCTGTCAAGCACAGCACGGACCAACTGGCGGCTTACTACGTGACGAGGACGGAAAAGAGTATAATGCTCGTACAGCTGATCTTAAGAAAGTACGTAACAGTGAATTGTCAAAAGAAATACGTAAGTATATGATGGAAGGCAAATGGCATCCTGAATGTGTTCGTTGTCAAACAGAAATGGAATCGGGCATGAATGCTCGTATTGATTACGAAAATAAAATTTGGATTGAGCGTGGAGAATTTACTTGGGAAGATTTATTATCTAAAACAGCGGCCGACGGCACAATAGAAGAAGATGAAATAAATTGTAGTTTTTATGATGTACGATTTGGTAACTTATGTAATTTAAAATGTCGTATGTGCGGCCCTACTGACAGTAGTATGTGGTATGAAGATCAAGTTAAACTATGGGGTGATAGTTATAAAGACAGCCATGGTAAAGTCAAACTTATAAAAAATGCAAAAGGAAAATATGAACCTGAAACAAATTTATACGATTGGCACGAAAGTGATCACTATTGGATTCAAATGGACAACAACATTGATCAGATACGCAAGCTATATATCGTAGGCGGCGAGCCGTTAATGATTGATAGACATTATGAATTCCTGCAAAAGTGTGTTGATCAAGATTGTGCAAAAAATATTATTGTAGAATATAATACTAATATGACAAATATACCACAGCGTGCCTGGGACGTTTGGAAACATTTTAAACAAGTAAACATTGGTGCTAGTATTGACGGAGTAGGTGACTTACAGTATTACATGCGTCCGCCAAGTAGGTTTAATAAAATACACGAAAATTTATTAAAAGTAAGCAAAGCCGAAGGTAACTTTAAAGTATGGATTGCGGCAACTATTAACGTATTTAATGTATTGCACTTTCCTGAGTTTATGGAATGGATACTTCTTAATAAAATACCTAAAGTAAATGACGACGAGTGGCGCCCCATAATTACACCACACCCCTTACATGGTCCAAAGTTTTATAATATTAGAATGTTACCAAGTTGGGCAAAAGATCATATCAAACAAAAGTACGAAGATTATAAACCAAGACTATTAAAAATAATTGATGAAAGTGATTTTACAGAAGCACGTAAAGAGGCTAGTAGAAGAGATGCGGTAAATTTATTAGATCAATATATTAAGTACATGTATGCTAAAGACTTTAGTGAACACTTGCCTCAGTTTTGGCATGCTACACGTAAACTAGACAAAATACGCAATCACAGTATAGAAAAGTATATACCTGAGCTGTATGAACTCTTAAAGGATACTGAAGTTGTTTCTGAATCTAAGCGAGATTAAAACCATACAAATGGACCATACTAGCAGGTGTCAACTTGCATGTCCTCAGTGTGCAAGATTCCACGGCAGTCAAACAGAATTAAATCCTTATATGCCAATATCAGATACAACAGTAGACGATTATAAAATTATACTAGGACCGTTTGAGCCTGACACAATTAAATTATTCCATTGCGGAAACTTTGGCGACAGCCTTAGTAGTCCTACATTAGATGATAGCATAGATTATAGTTTAAGTAAGGGCGTTAAAGAATTTAAAATGGCTGTCAACGGTAGTGCAAGATCAACAGAATGGTGGAGAGATCTAGCACAAAAAAGTAGTCGTATTACTGTTAATTTTAGTATAGATGGATTAGCGGATACAAATCATCTGTACAGAATAAACAGTAATTTTAAAAAAATAATGGAAAACGCAAAAGCATTTATAGATGCTGGCGGCAATGCTCGTTGGTATTTTATTGAATTTGAACATAACTATCATCAAATCGATGAAGCAAGACGTATAGCAACTGACATGGGATTTAAACAGTTTAATGCAAAATATACTGGAAGATTTGCAGAACAACAACAAAAAGAAATTGCAACTAAAAAAGGTACTATTATAGAAGATAAACAAGATAACCATAATCAAAAAGACATGCAGGAGATAAAACAAACTTATAATAGCTTTGAAGATTATATTGAACAAACTCCTATTGTATGCAAATATAAACAAGAACAAAGTGTGTTTATTGATATGGAGATGAAACTTTGGCCGTGTACTTGGATGGGGGCACCTGCATATTTTGGTCCTAATAATCCGCAAAGAAAAAGTTTTGATAATTTGTATAAACTATACGGAGACGATTTTAACGACATGCGTAAGCACGGTTGGAATGTTTTAGAACATGAATTTTTTGCTACGTATCTAGATAGATCGTGGAACAACCAGAGCACTAAATATAAAAGAATATACACATGTGGAAGAACCTGTGGAAATAAATTTGAATTTAGTAGCGGATACGGCAAAAATACGAGGAGAGTAAATCTATGAGTGATACATTTTGTCCATTATTATATGCTGGGATAGCAACAGACCCTAGTGGAGGATACAGGCCATGTTGTAGATTTGATTGGTCTGAAAGTTTTCATGGGCCATTAGAAGATTATAGAAACAGTGATATGTTTAAGAAAATGGAACAGCAGTTCTTGAATGGCGAATGGCCTAAGGGTTGTTCTGATTGCGTTAAAGATGAAGCAGCCCACGGAAACAGCAAAAGAATTAGAGAAATTGCAAACTACAAAAGAAAATATAAACAAGATNTNGATATAGAACACTTAAAAACTAATAAGTANGATNTAATAGATTTAAGACTGAGTAACAAATGTAACTTAGGATGCCTTACTTGCAATCCAAGAAGCTAGTAGTTTAATTTATGATGAAGTAAAACAAAATGAAGGAAAACATTTATTACACATGAATAATATATATGATTTTATACAAGGTAGAGATCTTACTAATCCTTATTCTGATTCAGAAATAGATAAATTATTTGATTGTGTCAGCAAAAGTGCTAGAATATATTTTACAGGAGGCGAACCCAGTATAGTAAAAGGTTGTCTTAAATTTTTACAAAGATTAATAGATGAAGGATATAATGAAACAGTTACGCTAGAATTTAACAGTAACTTTCAAACTAGTAATCCAAAGTTTATAGATCTACTAAGTCATTTTCCTAAAGGCTTAATGATGCCAAGTATAGACGGAATAGGAATACGTGCAGAATATATACGATATCCAAGTAATTGGGAAAGAATTGACAGCAATATAAAATTATTTAGAGAAAAGTGTCCTACCTGGCAAATACATTTTGCACCTACAATTAGTATATTAAATGTATTTTATTTAGATGAGCTTTTAGAATACTGCCTTGAAAATAATTACCAATGTAAATTTAGTAATATTTTACATGGGCCAAAATATTTCAATATTACAAATCTGCCAAAGAAGTGGAAAGATAAAGCAGCAGAAAAAATTGCAGAAACGCAAAACCTTTGGGTAGATCATAATCAATTAAACTATAAACAAAATGAAAAGTCTTATGGTAATGTTACAAAATATATGTATAGTCAAGATACCTCTGACAGATTAAAGTCACTTAAAACTAATTTAGAAAAGATTGATAAAATACGTAATAATAGTTATAAAGAAAGTTTACCTATACTAGAGGAAATATTTAAAGAATGCTTGTAATAGGAAATAAAAATTATGGACTTGCAAACAGTATTGCAAAATTATATCCTAACGCAACATTTTTAAGTCGGAGCTCTGGTTACAACTTAGGTAAACGTGAAGTCAGAGAACTTGTAGCTAAAGAAAGTGTTAATCATGAAGTGGTATTGTTAGTAAGTGCTTTAGGTGATTTTAGTCAAGTAATGCTTGCAGAAGCAATCGCCAAAGAATGGTGGAGTTCTAATCATAAAGGATATCTAATTGCTTTAGGTAGTAGTGCAGATACTCCTGTAAAAGGGTCTAAATGGATTTATCCTGTGGAAAAGAAAGCTCTTAGATCTTATATGCGGCAATTAAGCCAAGCCGCAAGTAGCGACACTCCTCCTAATTGGAAAATAACTTATGTTTCTCCTGGTAATATGCATACTCCAAGGCAAGACGAGAAGATGCCGGATACTAAAAAATTAGAAACTGATTATGTTGCAGGCGTAATAAAGTGGCTTATAGATCAGCCACCAATTGTAAATATAAGTGAATTATGCCTTGACAGGATACAAAAATGAATTATTTGCAATTAAGAAATCCACCAAAACAATTTGTAAAATTGTGTGAACAAACTTTTAAAAAATACAAAGGAACAGATTGGAAAATTGAGATGAATAAATATCATTTTTCTTCAGATATAGAATACGATGATTTAATCAAATTTCAAAATATTATTCCGGAAAAAATACATACTGTAAGTATTAACCTTATTACAAAAGCTATAAAGTCTAGAGGAACTCATATAGACAGAAAAAGAAAAGCTGCTTTACAATTTCCAATTGTTTGCGATCCTAACGTACATCAAGTATATGTGCTACAAGATGAAAAAAATTTAAATAAGTTAACACCTACAAACACTGGTGGATTTAGAAAACAAAATAAGCCACATGTAGATTGGGCGAACCAGAAATATCCGGATATGCCTATGTTCCATGAATACGACGAACAATATTTTGAAGTTCATAATGTAGAAAAATACATTCCGTATATTACTGACACAAGTTTGCCACATGGTGGATTGCACTATGAAGGAGTTGAACCCCAGTCTATTAACGAAAGATGGTTTATAAGTATTTCCTTACCAGATAGAATAAATGTGTATGATCGTAAAAAAGTTTTTGCACAATGGTTATAGATTATAGTAAGGGTATGTGTTTTTAAAGTTTTGATTACGTGAACGATCTAAAAACTCGGTATGTTTTTTAAACTCGGGCAACAAATGAGAATTATCTTTGCTAAACATATAATTAATAAGATATTGGCATTGTAATCTTGTATCCTCTAATTTATAGTTGTATGTTTTAAACTTCTCTTTTATTTTGTTTTTAGCAGAAATTGGCAAAACAGTAATACTTTGGTGAGCAGGAAAAGTTAAGTGAGTAGCATTTACAGAATATAATCCTGCATCTAGTAACCATTCAATAGTTTCCGGCACATGCATTATATTCATTATAGTAATTGTTGGACGTCCAATTACGCTTATAGGCACACCCTTTTCATAAAATTTTACAAACTCTTTTATGTTAGATAGAGCTTGTTGATGATTTGTATGATGTCTTTGGTATTCATTTTCTTCTTTTTTTATACTATCTAAACTTACGCAAAGTTCTATTCTATGAAAATGCTTCCAAAGTTCTTGGTGTTTTTGTTTAGGTAGAATGGTATTATTTGTACTATAATTTAGTGTAATATTTTTTGCACAATCTCTATCAACTGCTTCTTGTAATAGTTCCCAATGTTCTTTTATCATTAAAGGTTCGCCACCAGTAAATTTTATGTAATTTAAACTATCAAGTAAATCGTATGCTGCATCAATATTTGATCTTGTTTTTTTATGTGGAATTTCTGCTTTACCGTAATATTCTTTTTCTTCGTCATATATACGATGACTAAATCTACTGCTACACATACGACATGCAAGATTGCAGTCGTTACTAATAGAAAGTTCTAAGTATGTAATTTTAGGATTATCTAAATTATATTCCTTAGTACGATGGTGGGCATTTACTCTCTGTCTAAGACTACGCTTACCACTGTCTTGTTCTTCGTAACAACGCTTACAACCTTCGATACGCTCACCGGATAAGGATTTATTTCTTAAGTCTTGCATAAAATTACTGTTAAACATATCAGTAATTGGCATGTTATTTAGATCATGTTCCTTTTTTGCACCATTAAATCTACAACACGGTTTAACTTCACCAGTTGTGCTTATTTGCTGATGGTTCCAAAAGCTGGAACAAAATGTTTGATTATCCATAAATATATTTATATGCGTGGTTTACCGGGATTTACACAATATGGATTTTTTTGATAAATGGTATGATGAAGATTTTACCTACAATAAACATATAAAAAGATTAAGAAAGTTAGCAAGGATGGATAAACCATATTTGCCTTTTTTGTATCAAAGTAAAATACCATTTTTTCATATGAATCTTGATTATGATATGGACTCTGTAAAAAACGATATACTAGAACTATATCATACAGCTACTGAAGATCAAATACAAACAAAAACATGTATTAGTGGAGAAAAAGGCTGGTATGCGATTAAGTTAAACAAGACATTACCGACAAATTTAGAAAAGTTTATAACAAAGTTTACTAAAAAAAATGAGAACCAAACATTTATAAGTGTTGTAAAAGCAAACGGAGGATTTATCGGCGCACATACAGATCATAAATTTTCTGGGCAAATGCCATTACACAAACAGAGATTTGGTGTACAATTTCCTAAAGAATGTAAGTTAGTTACTGAAGCCGGGAGTACTAACTTGCAAGATTGTTGTACATTTTTTAATACACACAAAAAGCATGGTGTGTACAATAAGTCATCACTTGATAAAGTAGACTTTACATTTTGGTTTGATTACCACAGAAATAAGAGTATTCTTGAAGACAGTGCAAGACAGTCTATTAAACAGATATTAGAAAACATAGGATAAAAATGGAACCAGTAGCAAGTTATTATAAATGGAATCCCACTGGAGCGTTTTCAGTTGATTGGTACATAGGTAAGCGTTGTAATTTTGCATGTAGTTACTGTGTAGACTATCTACATGACTATACCAGCCCTCATGTTCCGTTAGAAAATATGAAACAGCTAGTAGATGTAATATACGAAAAAGAAGGTTCAAATGTACTATGGAGTTTAACAGGAGGCGAACCAACACTTAATCCAAAATTTTTAGATCTATGTGCTTATATTCGTGAAAAGGGCCGTAAGTATATTAGTGTTACTACTAATGGATCACG